ATGGCAGCATTGAACAATAGAAGTTATATTGGTATCGACGTATCAGAAGAATACTGCGGCGTAGCCAAAGAAAGAATCGAGGGCTGCGGTGGATAAGCCATGGTACTTATATGTGGTAATTGTACCGAAGCAGTGTAATCAATATAGTATAGAGAGCATAAAGAATAAATGAGTTATAGAAATTACAACACAGACATTGAAGTAGGAGATCTAATCAAATGGATTGAAGGTGGATACAGAAAACCATTTGGTGAAAGCTATGATCCTGATGCTAAGAGAATAGGAATAGTGAAGCGTATAATATGGTCAACACGTGGAGGACCCCCAACATTGATAGCACAAAGTTTGGACAACAAAGAGTGGACGATAGGTCTTGCACATACAGTAATTATATCGAAAACAAAGGAAGTACAAATAACCAGCGAGAGTAAAGGAAATAAATGTTAAACTTGTTTATAGCAGCAATAGTATCGTCAATGTTTTCAATTATAGCATATGAGGTAGTAGCATTGTATAAAGAGAGAGATTATAGAGAGTAAGAAGATATAAAGATATTATTACAGATGTATAGAGATATATGTGTATAGTGTGTATAGATTATAGAGATATTATAGAGAGAGAATAGAGTGATTTGTGTACGTAGTGTGCATAAGTGGGATAAAGTGGTAGATAGTGGAACATTGTGGAATAAGGTGACTGTTACGCTGGAGGTGATGGTTGGTGATGGGTTGGCGGAAATGTAATCAGTGGTGTGAAGGCTGTGATGGTGTGTGGGTATTATGCCCCACCACAGGCCATCAGTCAAGCAATACTTTCACTTATTTTCACCACCACAAAACGCCGCATACACCCACATAAGCCCCGATTTCCCCCGCAAATCAGCGACAGATAAACGACAAACCAAGGACAGATAAATGATAACAAACACAGCAACCAACCCCGCCACAAACGAGCGTCTCCATCACGTAGACGACAAACTGCTCACATCGTTTGAAATATGCGTAATGCAACATATGCTTATTGCCTCATCTTACACTATCCCGTGTGGCAGTATTGGCAGAGATATAGAGAACTACGTCAGAACAACAGCAGAGATGCTTATATTGTCTGGGTATGCTGGCTGGACTGACGACAGCTATACCACAATTGTCCCCACAGATGACGGCATTACTGTAGGAGATGCATATAAAGAATACTTTAAAAGCGTAACACAATCACTGTTACGGACATATTTGGACGCATATAGACTATTCATTGAGACATTGCCAGCACATGAAGGCTTGACAGCACATGAAGGCTTGACAGCACATGAAGGCTCGCCAGCACATGAAGGCTTGACAGCATATGAAAGAACAGTGCCAGCGTGCTAGTCACAAAAGCTCTTCTCCCTATAAGGGCTACCAAGCCTCACGGTATCAAAAAGCCCGATTTGCATGAAGGCTTGCCAGCACATGAAGGCTTGCCAGCGCATGAAGGCATATAACGCTACAAGCAACTACTTAATAGTGACGGCGCTCCTACGGCAGCCCGTTGCGATACAGTATCGTCCCAATAACCGCCCCTTTATGGATACATGGCTTTACACACAGCAGGGAATACATCATAATCGCAGCAGGATGCCCACAGATAGCCTTCAAAAACAAGATGAGCCCCATCACAGGCGTACAAAAAGAGAAGGCCCACCAAGCCCCTCCAAGCCCCATTAACCCAACAACACATTGTTACGGTTATAACAACCCTCCAACTTTCAACAGAGAGTACATTAATGAGTTATTTGCGCCCTACTATCATCACGTATTTGTTACGTTTTGTTACAGACAGTAGAGGCTATTTGACGTTTAGCATACCACCTATCCAACCCATTGTCCCAATACACCCGAAGGAGCCAACAAAATGAACACAGTAAATCTACGTGATAGAGTAGCAGCCAGAGTCTCAACCGTAACATTGAACGCCACACTGTTACTTGCCGTAACATTAGGTTGGATTGCAATCGTAACAAGCAAAACAATCAGAGGTGAATAGATGTGTAAGTGTGCGTAATCATTGAGGTTTAATATGCTTTAGCGTAACATTTTTTGTTACGTGTAACAAGCGGTACCCCCTACCCCCCTACCTAACGGAATGTATGTCCATACCGTAACTTGGCACGGGTCTTGCAGGCGTAGTCTCCGCAATAACACCCCGCAAAATTCCCAGATCTAAAGCGTAACACCCGCGTAACAATGTTACAAAAAATGCCCAAAAAAAAATCCCACACTTTTAGAACACAACCTACTATTTACAATGTATTTTGAACACAACCCCCACTGGAGACATCAAATGAAAATCACGAAACAGCAGTTAATGCGCATTATCAAGGAAGAGTTAGCCAAAACAAACGAATGGCAAGCCTTCGCAAAAGATGAAGAAGAACCAATTCCTGATGATGATGACCTCGACAAAGAAGGTGAAGAATACGGTGCTGGTTGGAGATTCGCAAAGATGGAAAAATGGAATGATACAGGCGCATTGCCTCCAGAGAATGCATCAGTACATTGGGAAGCTGGCTATAAAGCTTGGCAAGATAACGCATCGGGCAACATATATGAAGAAAATGTCGTCCAAAGTGTTATTGAAAAACTAGCGAATTCAAACAAGTGAAAATAAATAAATCTACATTGATGAACATAATCAAGGAAGAAATAAAAGAGGTGTTGGCAGAAGGTTGGTCTGACGATTCCATTCAGTCGCGAGTTGATGCTGCGGCAGCCAGAGCCTTCGACGTTGTTTCGCTTTGGGCAGATAAAAGCAACATAAGTCGACAAGAGTTTATGGACCAATATGAGCACCAAGGCGAAGAAAGTATTGTGAGAGGATTACTTTCGCTTAACAACGCTGACCCTCAAGAAGTCGAAGCCGAATTAGACTTCATCGAAAAACACATTTAACAGAAGGTGACGCTTGATAACTCCATTACAGTTTATTGATATATACGAGAGAGCATCTTGCGTTATGATACATGCTACTCAGTGCTTAGTGTTGCTCCCAGAGGTGTGTGAGTATGCCGTGAGCCTTGAGAAAAAGATAAAAGAGCTAGAGGGCAGGCTTGAAAATCTTGAGGGACTAGAGGGCAAGCCTGAGCTCATGCAAAAACACAAAGAGAGAAAACTTCCACCTTGCTAAAAATACTTATCCGTGTTATAATAGAAGAAGCAGTTACAGTAATATACAATAAGGTAAGCGACATAATGAACCCCACACCAAATCTAGTCAAAGGCGACCTAGTTGTAAGACATTACAGACACTATCCTTTCATTAGGCCATCCAATTTCTTACAACTAGGAATAATAATGAATGAAATGGACGATAACGTTGTTGAAGTGTATTGGTTCCAAGCTAAAACAAACGAAAGAGTAACAAAGAAAGAGCTGGATATAGTAAATGGGCATTCAGAAAAATAAAACTGCGCATATTATAAGAAAGTCTAGCCGAATGCTTAAGAAGGGTGACCTTGTGGCAAAAGACGCATATGTGTATAGCCCAGATCGTTATGGTATAGTGATAAATGTTGTCGACAAGAAGACGGTAGATGTATATTGGCTTGATAGCAATAGCTACCCTTGGTATAGGCAACAGTCGTCTATGCAAACGAGACACCTGAGACTGTTGTCAAGTGTGGACTAAACCTCTTCACAGATGATAAAGAGTCCACTTTTTGGCTTGTGTATTTCTTTAATGCGAACTTGGCCTTTCCTGATTACTTCTTGCTCGTCCGGGTAGACCGAAAAAGAAAAAACTGGAGCGCCTGTTTTCGGACGTCTAATCATCAACAAGCATCTAATTTTTGTTGAGTGTTCATCGGGTCCAACGTAGATAAAACTTCGAGCTTGTTCTTCATCAGCAGTCCATGAAGATAAGTCGCGACCAAACATCATTCCAACCTTTAACTCGCTTGCAACATCTTGCGGCAACATTATGCCACGATATATGCTTTGGATGTTGTTCGAAGAGCGTATGCTGCCTTGCGCCATAGCACTAATTAATGTGTTGGCGACTTGATACTCTCCCAAGCTTGTTTCTACGTCTCCAGCTTTATCGGATTCTCTCCCCAAATTCCTTAACGTATCCGCCAAGTGTCCAGTAGCCTTGGATTTATCTTTATTGAAATTAGACGGATCGCGGACAGATTCGACATTGCCGCCTGTAAATAAGGCAATAGACGTCTGTATTATCGTCTGAAAGTCGTCGGTGTTTTTTTGTTTTGCTAATGACTCCTCATCTGTTCCCAAATATGACTTATATTCTGCCCAAGTGCTAAAGAGTCCTTGTGACGCAAGCTGGTTGGCGACAATGCTGACGAAATCTTGTTCCGGTGATTCCTCCATCGAGAGGGAGTCTTGGAAGTTGTCGTCGATTGGCCTGCCGGATGCGTGTGTTGCCGATAGTATGTCGTCGAGTGTGTCGGTTGCGCTTGATTCTTTTATTAGTTTGCGCCAGTTTTCTATTATTAATTTCATTTATTAAGCCTTTCATTTTAAATAGTGTGTGAAAGGCTTAATAACTAGTAGTTAGTGTATGAGAACAGGCACTTTAGTATCCTTAAAAAATATGAATGACTGGGAGATGTATGGTGGCCGTGAGAATGGCAAATATGGCATCATTCTTGGCGTTGGTGATGTGTGGGATTTCCACACGTCGCAACCGTTAACCGACGAGACAGTTGGCTATCGTGTATTATGGCATGATGGACATTGCGATGTGTATTGGGAATATGAATTGCAAATAATCAGTGAAGTAAAGCCTTGAGTCAGCTACTTATTGTAGAGGCAATTGTAATGACACGTAATGAAAATTTTAGAGCAATAATACTAGAAGAGCTAACAAAGACTGATAAAACTGAAATTAAGAAAATGATTTCGACTGAAGTTGAGAAAAATCTAAAGAAAGAGTTGAAAGATGCGCTTGCTGATGAACTAACCAAGGCGTTAAATTCTAAAGCAACAAAGGAAGACATTGCCGAAATAACCAAAAAAGTTATGAAGAAGCTTTATAAAGATTTATCTTACCATCATCCCTATATTATCGACCGAATAAAGGTCTAAACAACTTCTGGTGCTCTATTTAAGGGCAATCAAAGCTACAAAGCTTAAAGGAATGAAGAAATGAGTATTAAAATTGGTGCCTTATTGGCTTTTTTGGTGGTAGGCTCTTTGGGAACGGGCACTGCAGCGGTTAATTTTAAATCTATTGAATCAAAAGATAATTTAAGAACAGTTGAAGACATTCAGGCAGCCACAATGTATCATGAAATGATTCTTGTTGCTCCGAATACTTGTTCAACAGAAGAGGTTACAATCGAGAAAAAAATTACGTGTTTTGATAATGAACTTGAATGGTTGATTATATCTGAGGAATCTCCTATCTAATAATGTATGAGGATTATTTCGTTAAAAATAGGACAGTTGATTCAAGATACGGCCACAGGCGAAATAGGACTCCTTATAAGACGTTATAACGTTATTCCAGAGTGTGACCCCGCAGTCTGGGTGTGGGAAGTGCTGTGGACTGGTGCCCAATCTAGCGACCAGCGTCGCGTCGACATTTATACAGAAGAAGGTATAAAAAATATGATATTGTCCGAAGTATTTCAAGAAATTAAAAGTATTTAAAATATGTACGATGAATACTTGCGAAAGAGCTTAAAAGATGTTATATTAACTGTAGGCGATCTGATTATTGATATCGGAGGTGGACATATTGGAGTCCTTGTCAGACGAACCCATAGAATAGATATCATTGAAGATGATGTTTACATATGGGAGATCTTGTGGATCAGAGATATGACTCTACAGTCGATAGATGTGCCCAGAGATAGTCGATTAGAAGAAGATAATTTAAAAACATCAATAATAATGGGAATTTATGACTGGTTCCCAGTAACAGGAGAGCAAAATGACATATAGTTGGAACGTTTACAAGCTATTTAAGAGCGGCAAAAGGGCAAAAGCGCCAGTTGTTACATTTGAACATGAAAATGGAGAAGATGTAGATGATTTTTTCGATAATAATATTAAAACAACGTTTGCAGGGCGAGCACTTGAGGCCAAATATCTCTTATTAAGGAGTGATTTGTCCCAAGTTAGCGAAATTAGACAAACTGATGACAAAAATAAAAAGTTTTTGGTTGAATGTGGGAGAATAGTTACTCAGAATTTAACAGAAGCAGGCAAATCGGTTGAAAATTTAGGCAGTGCGCTTGTTTATTGTAAAGAAAGTCAATGGAAGTGGCAATGGGCGGCAATAGAACGTGGCACTGGTCATTATGCTCATGGCGCATCACCTCTTTTTAACAGTGGAAAGGAGGCAGATGAGTGGATGAACGAAAAGATATCTCAAAACACATAACTTGGGAAATTAAACGTGGCGACCTAGTAAAAGTAAAACATTTTGACAAGACCGGGGATACATTTTATAGGTGTGGGTTAGTTTTAGAGAGAGAAATAACTAATCAACGAGATTTATTCCCCCAAGCACGCATCTTAGTCTTCGCGACCGGCCAAGAGATACTAGTTTATCCAGCTTATGTTGATTTAATTTCAGCATCATAGTAAAATTCAAACATTTCACTTCTACGTATCTATATGTAGGAGTGTTTTTTTATGTATACCCGTTTTCAAAAAATGGTGCTTTGGACTACCTTTTCGGCTATTTGTGTCAATATAGGCATCCTTATGTATGCTAACTGGTCAAACAATTTCGAATTACAGATTATTTCTATTTTAAATATGATTTTATTGAGTTGTGTTCTCTTACGCGAAGATACAAAATAATAGGAGTGTTTTTAGAATGAAACAGTATGTGAAATATATTTTTGTTCTGGCGGCTATTTTTACTAGCTGCACAGAATATGAACTTCATGGTGATAAAAAAACGGTGGTAGTGCCCGAAGAGTCTCCTGATATCTCTGTATATCCTACACATATTGATTTTGGCTCTCTTAATGCGGACGGAGACATTGCATCAGAAGTAATAGTGATCACTAACGATGGACTTGATACTCTAAATCTTGACAACCTTGAAATGAAGGTTGGTAGTAGCGTCTTTTCTTTGTCCTCATTGGCCGTAGGATCGCTTGAGCCTGACGAAAAAACAGAACTGACCTTGACATACGATCCAGAAACTTATTCTAGCGACAGCGATTCTATCGTCATTTATTCTAACGACCCAGATGAACACATTTTAGAAATTCCAATTGTTGGAGAGGGTGCGGCTCCTGTGATTGATATTTCGCCAGAAGAACAAGATATGGGTATGACTTTAGTCGGCTGCGAAAATGAACAAATAATAAAGATCTCTAATTTTGGTAATGTTGATCTCGAAATAACAAGTGTTAATTATTTTGTTTCTTATCCTGCTGACCTTTCTATCAGCACAGAAGAAAATATTAATGGTTTTCTGCCTTGGATTATACCACCAGGTGATTCTAAAATGGTCAAAGTGTATCATAACCCAATGGACAGTGGTGCTGATTCAGGCTTTATCGAAATAGAGTCAAACGACCCCTTTGTTCCTGTTGCTGTTGCTGACCAAGACGCTTTTGGGGATTACACGGCGACATTTGAAGAAAGATTTGAACAAGAAGAGATTGATTCCGTTGATGTCTTGTTTGTTGTTGATAACTCAGGTTCCATGGGATTCAATCAGATCAATTTATTGAACAATTTCAATAGATTCCTAGTGTATTTAACATCTTCCGGAGTTTCATACAATATAGCTTTCATAACTACTGATGATCATGAGCTTGTTGGCCCTGTCATTAATTCTATGTTGGCAGATCCGTTAGCAGAAGCGTTGACACAAATAGGAAGTATCGGCACCAGAGGAAGCGCCCATGAACAAGGGTTTCAATCATCTCACGATGCCCTACAGGCAGGTGGTCCAGCAGGAGATGGTGGGGACTTTTTCAGAAGAGATGCCAAATTAGTTATTATCTATGTTTCCGATGAAGATGATAGAACATATTCACACACACCTGCCACAATGTCTTCTTTTTTGTGGAGCTTAAAAAGCGATACTACGTTGGTAGTAGCTCATGCTATTGCTGGTGATGTGCCAGGGGGGTGTTCAACTAATGGTGGAGCAGATGAGGCACTAGAATACTTTGATTTGGTGGGATTAATGGGAGGAACATTCTTGTCTATCTGTGAAGATGATTGGAGTACACCGATGGAGAGCTTGGCTACTGCTTCTATTGTGTATGACACTTTTTTCCTCACCGAAACCCCCCTAGAGCGTACCATTCAAGTATTTGTAAATGGCGTAGAGGAATCTGGTTGGGTTTATAATAGTTCTGATAATTCTATTGTGTTTGAACGCTCTGCTATTCCATATGATGGCGATGACATTATTGTGGAGTATGCTACCTTAGCTGAATGTATTGAGTAGTTTATTATTTTTGGTTCTCTCCGATCTACTTATTAACGATATAAAGAAACAAGGAGTTTTAGATGAACAGAGTAACGCTTATAATTTTTGCCATCGCTTGGGCGGCGGCCTTATCTTTCGGGTTGGCAACCGCAGCCGCCGCAGCAGAGCCTATCACAAGTAGTGGCTCTGAGAGCGTCTCAGCTTCTATGTCCCTGGTTGAAAAAAGAGTAAGGGAGGCTGCAGTGCAAATAGTTTTTGCGACAGGTGGACACGGCTCTGGCTCGCTTATAAAATATAAAGATTTACATCTTGTGATTACTGCCCAGCACGTTGCAGACGGGAGTTTGGGGAAAGTTTATCATGTTCAAAAGAGAGACGAGATAAAGAGAGGTGTTTTAGTTTATTCAGATGAGGCTCACGACATTGCAATTTTATTAATAACTCCGTCTAATCGTTTTGTGGGCATTAAACCTATCAAATACAACCCTCTAAAGGATATTGCTGAGGTGGGTACCAAAATTATTTATTCTGGCTATCCTTCGCACCACAGCACTCTTTCATTTAGAGGAGAGATTGTCGGGAATGAAGTTGTTAACGGCGCAGGAACAATGTTAATGATAGACGTGTTTGGCTGGTTTGGGTCATCTGGTTCTGTTGTGTACAATACAGATGGACAAATCGTTGGAATATTGTGGGGAGTAGATGTTGAAAGGCGACGAAATAATCAAGTGAACGAAAATATGGTCTGGGTTTCGCCTATACAAAATCTAGACATTGATTTAGCTATTAAAGCTTTGTGCAATGGACTAAATAAACCACCAAAAGCTTGTAGATGATAAATATTAAATGGAAGAAACTCGTCGATAACGAGAAACTAAATACAGTGGCGTCTGTTATTTGCTCCGATGAAGATAAGATATTAGTTTTATTGAGATCAGAAACTGATAGCTTTGCACCATTACATTGGGATTTACCAGGTGGCCATGTAGATGATTCAGATGCATCGATAGAGGCCGGGGCAATTAGAGAATTGGCCGAGGAGGCTGGATTAATAGCCAATTTAGATGATTTAAGATATGTAACCAAGAAGAGATTTAATAACACAAATAAATATTTCTTTATAATATCTGAATGGGATGGTGCTGTCAGGCTAATAAAAAATCCAAAAACTGGTATCCTTGAACACATTGAATATAAATGGCTCACAATTAGTGAAATAAAAGAACTAGAAAAATCAATTATTCCCGCCTATTTATTGAAAAAAGGATTGGAGTTCTTAGATGACAAATTTTAATAATGTTTGGAAAACTTTTTTAAACGAGAGTGGGTTCCAAAACGGACAATCTATTCAAGAAATCACAGACGACGAAGTAGAGCACATCCGCCCGATTCTTGACAGAATGGAAGAAGATCCAGACGCTCTCGCTTTTGGGGAATTATTCGATGGCAAAAACCGCCTCGTAATCGACTTTCCAACAACAGACGACACATCAGAGATCGGTCGATTTATTGATATGATTGAAAACCAGCACGGCCTAACAGTCGACTACGCCAAGGGAATGGTTTCAGCAGAAAGAAAATTCAAGGCCGCCGCCCCAGACATTACTGGTGTGTCATATGCTTTAGGTGGAAAAGAGGTGACTAAAAAGTTCCAAATGAAGATTGGTAAGTATTTTGCCAAACTTGAAGAGCTTTTTTCGCGTTGGGCAGATATAATGCGAGAGGCGGACAAAACTTTGCAAAAGTCAAGTGGCCCAACTGCTCGACCCAAACTGGCTAGAATCTGGATTGGGCGCGGGGATTTCCCAAAAGCTTTCACTCCCGAAACTCTAAAAAATTATTTTAACACCGTAAACCAACTTGCGCTTTATACAAACATAAATCCCAGTGTTGTTGGCCATTGGAATCGTGCGGAGAAGTTTTTAGCCCCCACCGCTCGACGGAAATATGTCGCCGACGCTGAAGAACGGCGGCAAACCCAAGATGAAGAGGACAAGAGGAGGGGAAAAGAGCCTCGGAAGCGCAAACCTGTTGTTGCTCCAAGAACAGTGTTTGGTGTCTGGGCAGAATTCTGGGTTCAGAACGCTGATTACATCAAGAAGAACATCGACGACATTAAGAGCGGCAACAAATACTCCATGGTCATCACTCGCCACCCCATCGATGTTCTCCGTATGGCTGACTTCGACCCTTTTGAATCTTGTCACTCGCCGCCATCACGACAAAACACTGAAAGCTATTATAAATGTGCTGTTGCAGAGGCTCACGGCGAAGGCGCCGTTGCTTATGTTGTCGAGACTGCTGATCTTCTAGCCACAACCGACTCTGGTACAATAGAAGAGGCCGAGGGCAAAATACAAGAGGGAGAGTTGTTCGCAGACGAGGCCCGGTACGGTGTTCACGGACATCATGAGGAATTAGAGCCCGTCTCTCGTTTAAGATTGAGGTTGGCGAATGCTGTGATGGGCGGTGGCGAAGTTTCTGACATCGCTGTTCCCGAAGCTCGTGTATACGGTGAACCAATTGCTGGCCTCCAAGCTCGCCTATTGAAGTGGGCTCAAGAAAAGCAAGCACACATAGTCGAAAAGCTTCCGAGAACAAAAGACGGTAAATATGATCTCGGGAAAATACATTTCCGAGGAGGCTCTTATAGCGACTCTGGCGGCGAAGGCGGTCTTGGAGTGCGCTTTCGCGAGTTGATAGGGGTAGATCGAACTGAAACTATCGGGAACGTAAACAAGGATAATACAACTGAAGAAGAACTCCCTAGTCACGTTGAAGGCCTTATTGGTCGGTGGACAGAGGAGTGCACGGAGATCGCTGACAAATGGAACGACATGATGAAATACATCGACATGGGTTTCGACGTCGAAGACGACGGCGCTGGCGGTGTGTATATCCAACCATCTGCTAAAATTAGTATACAGATACCAAGAACAGATTTCTCTCGCCTTCCAAACCACAGCGACGTTAATGATTTAGTTTCCGAAGCCGGTGAGTATTTTAGAGATGTTGGGTATGGCTATGTGGGAAGTATAACATACTCACATATGCCAAGGAATCACATGATCGTCGGCTGGAACATCGATCCAGAGGCAGTGCCGGGAATGCCACAGCAGGACATCTATTTCGACCCAGAGATACTCGATGACCTCGGCGCAGAATTAAACAAAATCGATGATTTGGAAAATGATTATGAGTTGTTCAGTAAAAAAGTATTGCAGCTGTTTAAACGTGACGGATGGATGTCAGGTGGCACCTTCCAGAACTGGGCCCTCGAACTTTATGATGACAACGACCTGTATTATGAGTGGTCTGCGACGATTGATGAGCCTGACGAGCATGACGAGTTCTATGAGATTGAACTAAAGACCACCGACACCATAATCAATCTTGCTGACTTCGTTGATAAGGACAAATACACGGTTAAGTGGAAATCCGGCAACCCAACAATAGCTTCTATCAATAACTATCCTGTGGCCTATGTTTATAGTACAGGTAGGGGTGAAGAAGTCGAGGTCTCTGAAGCTCAAGAAGGTTTAAACGGGTATTACGATACATTTGCGAAAGCTAAACAAAACATTGAGGCTATACTTGGAGAAAACGACTACGCTTATGACAGGATTATAAGTATTCTCAACAGCAGAGATTTTAGCATCGCTCTCAAAAAAGCCATGGGTGAAGGGAACCTTACTGATGGAATGTGGATGCCGAACTGGAATGTTAGTGCTAAAATGGCAGGCTCCTACGGCGATGAGGGCGACGTTGAAATAGAGATCGCAATGGCATCCGACGCCGACGACCCTGACGCTGCTGTTGCCTCGATGAAATCTGTGGCAGAAGAGTGGGACGACAACGACGAACTCAATGCAATGATTGCGAAGGTTGCTAAAGTTGTGCTGACCAAGGAATTGCAAGAGTCGAGGGTCAAAGGCAGAGTGAATGAGAACAAGAAAATAGTAAATACTTGGAAGGAATTTTTAAAATCATGAAATTATTAATGGAAAGGTGGCAAAGGTTTGTCATAAATGAAAAAGCCTGGATGGGGAAAGCCTTCCAAACGTTTAAGCGAAGGGTTGCTAAAGGTGAGCATCCCCTAGCAGCAGCAAGGCGCACTTTAATAGGTGGCATAGATGAGAAAACAGGACAAGAATTAGAAGGCTCTACAAGGGTCGTATTTCAAATACCAAAAAACACAGATATGGTTGTCAAAGTCATCGCCGTTGATCTTTTAAAAAGGACAGGACAAGAATGGCTGCCACCAGACGAACCAGATTATGATAGAGGGAATTTTAACAGACACCAAAAGATAATGTCAAATAAAAATGAAGCGTCTGTCAAACTTCAGATGAAATACCAAGATATATTTCCGAAAATATGGGAAGCGGCTGAGGATTACTCCTGGATACTAGTTGAGCGAGTAGAATTATTTGCTACACACAAAGAGATGATGGAGTTTCTTGGACTAGGAGAATTTTCTTTGAGTCGTCAAGAGTGGTTAGTTATTATGGAGGAAGTATTCAAACAATTACAGGGGCGAAGTAGGGCTGCGATCAATGCCAGAAATGACGTTTCAGAGAATGCCGATTTGGATGCCACAGTGGCAGATAACGGAAGCGAGAGGGAAGCTTTTATCACCAGAGATGAGCAAATGAAAGTTGTTGAACAATTAATAAATAATCATCACTTACGTAGCATTTTTACTATCTTGGCAAAGACAAAGTTTCAGCCTAGAGAGTTTAGATATCAAAATGTCGGATATTCTAAAATAACTAACAAACTTATTTTATTAGATACTGGTGTATGGGACGAGAAACTATAAATGAAAGCTATTGTTTTCAAAAACAGTAAAATACCACAGCTGTTAAGTATTGTTATACCTGTGGGGGCTATTACTTTATTTCCTTTTATTTTTATTAGGGGTGATGGAGATGAGCGTGTGATAAATCATGAAAGCATTCATATCGCTCAATATGCTGAACTCTGGGTAATTGGGTTTTTATTTTTATATGCTCTCGACTATTTGCGGGGCTACATAAAATACTGGCACATTCGTAGTGACATTTCACCAGCAGCACATAAATTTGCGGCTTATAAAAACATTCGTTTTGAACAAGAGGCATATTCTTATGAGTATGATATGAACTATTTAGAGAATAGGGTGCCATATGCTTGGCGAAAATATAAGATTTAAACAATGAAATTAATTTTTGAAAATTGGCGAAAGTTTGTATCCGAGGAAGAGGACACACAGCCCTCCGAGTATATTGATTTTAAAAGAGGTGACTGCTCTCTCTTGGCTAATGTAGTGGCAGATATGTTAGAACTGCCGACTTACGGCATTTTTGATAAAGCAGGCAACATACAGCATGTTTTTGTCTATGATCCTGATACCGATGAAGCTATAGATTGTCGCGGAAGAATGCCAGTTAGAGATATAACCCAAAACATTCGTGGAGACGATTTAACTTATAGAAAAATAACACAACAAGAAATTAAAGATACATTTGGCACATATAGTGATGAAGAATACGAATATGCTGAAGAAGAGGCACACTCAATCATATGAAACTCCTACTTGAACAATGGCGACAGTTCGTTAATGAAGAATATGAGCCGATTACAACTCTGCGAGTTTTTGATTTTGACGAAACAATAGCTCACACTCGTTCCGTAACACGTGTTACAGCCCCAGATGGTTCAACATTTTCCTTATCTGATCAGAAAGAATTTGACAGCTTTATGTCTTCTATGGCCGAAAAAGAGGGCATTAAAACATTTGATCCAGTTAGTGAGTTGATAAAGCTAGGATATAAAATGGATTTTTCTGATTTTGGAATTGTCAAAGAACCAACAGAAATAACAATTGTTACGGATGTGTTACGCACCTTCCCAACTAACTCTAAAACATATGTTATGACAGCAAGACGAGGCAACTCAATTGGGCCAATATTAGACTATTTAGAAGATATTGGTATAGACTCGTCAAAAGTTAGACCTATTGCAACCCAAGGTCAGTCAAAGGGGGCAACAATAGCACAAATGATAAGTAATAAAATAATGTCTACAGGTAAATCTAATATTACGCGAGTAGAATATTATGAAGATTCAGATAAAAACATTCAAGATGTTTTAGATCATATTTGTCGAGGAAATATTGATGCCATAAAAACAAAAGATTTTGAACTAGTCATATATAAAGTTATTTCTAATGGCGATGGATACACTTTTGAAAAGATTGGTTGCTAATTTAGAACTACTTACGAATACGGAGATATTCTTATGCCTATAGAAAACGGATGGGACACTTATTCTAAATTAGTCCTACAGCAACTTGAGTCAATGTCAAAAGGGATTGATGCCTTAAGAGAAGAGTTACACGGAGTAAAGCAAGAACTAACTGAGCTAAAAGCCAGAGAGGACAGAATATATGACCTCAAAGAATGGAAAGAAAAGATTGATGAAGTAGTATCGCCAACGCAACTTGGAAAAATAGTACTCGATGTAGAATCATTAAAGATTTTTCAGACAAAGGCAGTGACAATATTTATGGTTGTGCAATTTGTGATGGCAATCGCAGTAGTATATTCTCATTATTTGTAAATGTTCAATATTTTAGACAACTATTAAACAAATAAGGTATTTTTGGATTATCGCTTTAGGCCACTGGTGGTATAGTTACTTTATGACGTGGGAATATGTAGACAAATCAGTTATTACAAGAATAGTGAATCAAATTGCTGGAAAGATTTCAGAAGAAGATAATCTTGTAGAGCCATATTTTATCCAAGGTAGCGGTAATATATGGTGTTATAAACCAAATAGCAAAAGTATGGTACGATTACCACGAGGCATTTATGGATTTATTATTAGCCTCAAAGAAGATAATTTGGGGCGTGTTTTGTTCTATTCAGAATATGGGGACATAGTGGTTATAGAAAAGGAAGAGCTCATAACAATAGGATTTAACTAATGCTATTTTCATTTAATAATTTTTGGCTCTTTGCTGTTACTTTATTCGGAACATGGGCATTTTATGGACTGTTCGGATTTGACTTCACAATTGTCACTGTGTTGGCCATAGGTTTGTTCTCAAGCTTTACAAATAATGTTTGATAAAGATAAAGCTTCTATTTATATTTAACAGGAAGTTTAAATGAAATGAAAGAGAAAGCCATTTTTGGAGAAACCGCTGGGGGCGAATTTCAAATAGGTGATTTAGTCGAATGGGTACGCTGGAATAAAGAAGAAAATGTCTTTGAGCCACAATACGGATTGATCACAGAAGTAAAAAACGAGATAAAGTCAAATAGATTAGTGTCAGTCTCTAGGGTTATTCCACTGAACGCTCCTTCTTCCGAAAAGGAGTTTTTTACATTAAGTTTACGACTTGTCTCAAAGGGTGGCTTATAAAGGTCTGATTTATCTCTTACTTATAACTATTTATGGTATATTTGGGACATAAAAAGATGATTAACACTATAGAACCTCTAATTCGACAGTTTATGCCTTTCGCTCAAGAGCAACTTGGGTTTGAAAGACCACCTAAACTGTTTTTGAGACAAGATTCAGATAACGCTGCTGATCCTCTCGGTAAAACAGCTTTTTATGATCCAAATAAGCGTAGCATAACATTGTTTATCACAGATAGACACCCTAAAGACGTTTTACGCTCTCTGTCACATGAGCTAGTACATCATATTCAGAATTGTCGAGGCGACTTTGACAACACTATGGAAATGGGCGAAGGATATGCCCAAAATGATGAACATCTTCGTGAAATGGAGAGAGAAGCCTACGAAAGAGGAAATTTATTGTTACGCGATTGGGAAGACGGTATTAAAAACACTACTTATAGTGAACATTTGCAAAAAGGAGGCAAAAATCATATGTCAAATAAAAGTTGGAAAAACAGGGAACTGAATGGTCTCCTGATGGAACGTTTTGGGTTTAATTTTAAACCACTAGTAGAAGGTTGTGGTTGTGAGGTTAACGAAGAAGATGTCAACGAAGAAGAAGTTATTGAAGAAGAAGATGTCAACGAGTGTGGAGAAATGGCACCCGACGAAATAGTATCTCTTGATGCGGAAGAAAGTGAGCCTGTAGCTGTTGAAGAACTAGCTGCTGAATTGTTAATAATCGCTCAAAAGATTTCTGATTCGTTTGGCGAAGAATCTAGTGATGTTGTTGACTTGGGGCAAGATAATGGTGTGGTTGAATCGACGAACAAGACAGTCGTTTCAGAGGCACATGTTAAACAAACAGTTAAGACTATTTTGGTAAATAATCTTATCAAACATTTAAAAAAGGAAACTAAAAATGGGTAAAAAATGGAAAAGAATGTTGGTGCATCGCAGGGCAGCTGCCAACAGTGGAGTAATATCGGATACGCCAGCCGCAGAGGTGGTTGTGCCTGCTGAAAAAACGGAAACAGTGGTAGAAGCCGTTGAAGAAAAAGTTATTGAGGAAGCGTCTATAGAGGCTGTTAAAAAGCCATTGCCTACTTCTCGTAAAAAGAGAGCTAAAAAGACTAAAAAGTCTGATTAATAAAGGGAGCAAGATATGTCGATGAATATAGATTGGCAACAGTTTATTATAGGTGAGGGTGTAGAAGATAAAAACATTTTTACCTATTTGCAGGGTCTTCAAGAGATCCTTAATAACTTGCGCCCTAAAACAATGACTGAACAGCGGCGAGTTGCTTTGGCTAAACAACATCTACGGGAAATAAAAAGAGCATCTCGAAAGATGCTTAATGAGATGAATGTTTTACAAGAAAAGATCAACATTCTGGAAGAAAGTAGGACAGAGACTGTCAATGACTAAATCTGTAGTGCATGAGATCGAAATTGATCTTTCTGATGACCCAAGGACAGTTGCCATTATTCCTGGTGCTTTCAAGCCACCGACACGTGCTCATTTGGGCTTAGTTGAATCTTATCTTACTATGGCCGATGAAGTTCTTATTTTAATTTCTGCTCCAACACGTAAAGGCAGATCGCTGCCTAATGGCAAAGAAGTGACTGCCGAAATCTCTAAACAGATTTGGGAAATGCTCTTATCTTCTGAGGCTCTTATGAATGTCAAGGTTGAAATATCTCCTCATGCATCACCAATTACTGCGGCATATGAGATGATTGGTGACGATGGACCATTTAAGGTCGGTGATACAATTATTTTGGGAGTTGGCGACAAAGGCAATGATCCGAAGAGATTTTCTGGTGCTGGAAAGTATGTGAAAGAAGGCGTTAATTTTAAAGTCATTCCTGGTCAGCTTGATGGCCACAGTCGTGAATATTTAACCCTTTTGGATTCTTGGGATTCTTATGAACAGATGCCAAGTGCTGGTGGAGGTAACCCAGAGGCGATAAACGCCAGTGATTTACGGTTTATTCTCGGAAAAGTTGATGAGGGCGATGATGTTGCTAGGCATTTGCTTGGTGATTTCGTATTTCCGGAGAATGTTGATAAGATTTTGAGTATTTTTGGCATTTTGAATAACCTTGGAGAAATGTCGGCAGCAGGTGCTGGCGCTGTTAGTGGTTTTGCGGGGTCGCTTGGGACGATCAAAAAAAGAAAAAATAACTTTAAAGAGGTTGACGCCTCATTGGTAAATGAAATTTACAAACTATTTATAGAAAAAGGTATTATACAATGAACACCAAAGAAGAAAAGATACTTAGAAATAGTATACAAGAAATGATTCGCTTTGTCAAGAACAAAAGAGAAAATAAAATATCTTCTACAATTAGGGAAGCTCTCAATTCGGAAATAGCAATCTTACAAGAAGAAAAAGAACTTCGAATTATTATACGAAAAATGGTAATGTTGGAATCCAAAAAACTGGCAGAAGGTATGCCTGATGGAGATCCGACACCCAACAAATCTACAGGTATAAATGTATTAGAAGATTTATTAAAGAAGATTATCCCCGTTTTAAAAATTGATTTTAAACTCCTTACTACAAGTTCTGATCAGAGGCATTCGTATCGAGCGCATATCCTTAGCGCTGTGGTAAAATCTTTATCCCCTGCTATTGCTAATGATGAGGCTGGAGAGTCTTCAAAAAGCGATTTAGACGAAGAAGTTGATATTGAAATTGGCGATGAAGAGCCTGTAGATGATAAATTCATTGATATTAGGACTGACGCTGAGCGGGATTCCGAGGACGGCAAACAAGAAGTTGATCCACGTGATGAGTTTGGCTCTGGGTTTGAGGGTTCTGATCAGACTGGTCGAAACATGGCCTTCGAATCTTTCAAAAAAGTTGAAACTGGTATCTTAGATGCTTATGATTTATTGTCTAATGATGAAGATCAAGAGCTATTTTATGACTATTTGATAGCCAACCTAAAATTGTATTTTGACAAATTTGAGAATGAAATGGCTGGAGAAATAGAAGAGCCTTCCAATCAAGCATATGATATGGCGAAACAACAGGAAGAACCTGAAATATCAGGCGGTGAAGAGTTAGAATTCTAAATAAACTTTGTGACAATTTAACTTTTTTACTTGACAAGATTAAAATTGTATAGTACATTATAAATGTTGTTGCTAGCATGTGAAAGTTTGTGAAAGTTTAAACTAACAATTACATTATAATATATTATATTAATACTATCAAGTATATTATATAAGAAACATGAAAGTTAAAAAAAATAAAAGATTAAGACCTTTAGAACATTTAAGTGTTTTAAAAAAACTTAGAAAAGAAGGAAAGATAGATGATAGCTTTCTGGTATGTTTAAATTCTTTAGAATTAGAAGATATAATAGCTATAAAGTTAGAATTATCAGCTAGACTATTAAATCACAGACCTTATGGATTTGATATCTGGAAGAAAATACCAAAGATAGTTAAAGAATCAATATTAAAGTTTTCTATCTCTTCTACAGCTTCAAAGAAAGCTGCTGCAAGGTTTTTAGGCTTAACATCACCAGAATTTAATTCTTTATATAAGAACTACGATATACAGAAATATTTCGATAAAAACACATAATGGAGGTTATTATGAAATGGAAAAGTTTAGCTTTATTAGCATTGCTAGGTTGCGAAGAGGGTAAAATCACTGGTGAAGCCTCCGATGTGGACGGAGCAGAGGACTCAGCTGACGAAGGGGCCGAAGAGGAGGCTCCAAAGGCCGTCAACGGTACTATTTCGGGGACGGTGGAAGTTCAGCTTTATCAGTCTGGCGATGACGGCGAACGGGAGTATGTCTCTTGGGACGAAGCCACTGGGGGAGTTTATATCTTCGGTAGTATTTTTGTATCGAGCTATTTTGTGGACGAAGAAGGTTTTGAGCACTTTACTGGGGACGCAGTGGTCGAAAACCCCGAAGTCACACCTAACGAATACACCTTGGAAATGGGGCTAGACGACGCAAGAGGTGTTTATGTGTACTCTATCGTTGATTACTGGCAGGACAGAATTATTGGCTCGTCAGAGCCTAAAGGCGTATACCCGCTAGAAGTTGATGTGGTTAACGGCGCGGACGTAACCGACATCGATATGAACATTCTCACCCCTATTTACAGCGGTGGCGGTGGTTGTGGCGGTAGCGGCGGTGGTGGTGGAGAAGGCTCTGGTCTAGCTAGCAGTATCGAGATCAGCGGGGACGCTTACATCACGATGTCTTACGCTGGCGGTTCAGCCGCAGCAATGATTATGAACAGCAACAACGAAGGGCCTTACTGGTACAACTGGTTTACACCAGAGAGCGCTGGTGGTGGAGCTGTTGGATCTTACGGAATGCGTACTTGCTCTGGATATGGCGAGATGCAGTTGGTGGCAGCTTGGGACTCTAATGGCAACAATATGATTGATCCTACAGACCGCTGGGGTGCATTCGCTCCAACTCCAGACGTAGATGGAAATCCGATTGATATCCAATACGAAGACCTAGAAGGCTATGATTTACAGATTCCTCTCGGTGATGGGCCTGGGTTAAATATGGTTCCATTTGTACGCTTAACGGGTGATGTACACATTCCTGATGCCACTTTTGACGAGCTACCAAGCGGCACTACAGTTTACGTGGCGGCCTTAAAATACCGTCCAGACGGTGAGTTCTCTGTAGCAGAACTTGGTTCGGCCTACGACTTGGTAACCTATGAGTGGCCTGAATTAACTGGTGAAACCCAAAAGGACTACGCGTTAACGGTTCCAGCCAACACGATTGCGTACTTGTGGGCATATGCTGACATGGATGGCAACGGTGTTGTCAACGAGTCCGGTGAGCCAATCGCAAGTGGTGGAGACGAGAATGGAAAAGTCCCAACTGGTACAACGCCAACATCATCAAACGATTTAAGTTTGCACACTGCAAACGAATAAACAATATAAGGGGGCGCAATGGTTTCGACTAGGTAAGAGAAACGAATAGTGCAAGTAGTCTAACGAATAACAGACTTAAAATGTAGTTCAAAAAAATAATTGCTAATAACAATAATTTCTACAACGACGCTGCCTTAGCAGCATAGTAGGGAGGTGCTTAGAGCCTTCTATCCAATCTAAGCTAAATGCCTGATTCACATTGACGTTATAACGAATCAAAATGGTTACCCTACTTGTAGTAGGTGGACCCAGAGACGACATAAGGGTGGTTGAATACTGTCGTAACCTTTGCTGGGATTAGAAACCAGATAAACTTGTGAATGACTTGAAATGGAAATTATTTAGGACAGCGGTTCGACTCCGCTCGCTTCCAACTCCACCAAAAAACCCGCCGTTTCCATTACTTTAAACTATTTATTATAAAGGAGTAATGGAAATGGCCAAGGTTTTTATAAAGTGCGAAGTATGTGATTTAGAATTTGAAAGAAAAAGGGGTGAGGTAAACAGAAGTAAGAGATTAGGTAGACCTCAATATTGCTCAAGGAGGTGTTCCGCAAAGGCGAACGAAGGATCTTTAGGAGAGCATTTAGGCTCGGGCAGACCAGAAAACCTAATAAAAGGAAACCGGAGAGACAAATACTCGGAGTTTAAATGGTTTATGAGGTGTATAAGACGAAGAAACAAAGAATACAACGTTGATTTAGAATTCCTAAAAAACTTATGGGAAGAACAATCAGGTATCTGTCCACTAACAGGTTGGAGCCTAATGTTGCCTAAACACTCAAGCAAATGGAAAACAAAACAAGAAAAACAGTATCGGGCTAGTATCGATAGAATCGACAATTCGAAAGGATATACCAAAGGGAATATAAGGTTTATTTCAGTCATGGCGAATTATTGTAAGAACGACTTTACAGATGAAGAGGTTAAACTGTTTTGTGAAGCTGTCGTTAAAAACGCCTCCACCTCGTCACCACCTCGTCACCACTAACAGGTGACAAAAAAGTCACACACAAACTGACGAATAAGATACTATTTACTTTAGTCAACGGAGACACGAGTGAATGATTTCAGAAGAACTATTTTTGCAAGCTGGATTAATAGGAGCAGCCCTTACTGGGTGTTTTTGGGTAATCGGTGTTCATATTTATAGGGCAATAATCTTTTCAATGTCGGCCACTAGACAGAAAAAAATAGAAGAAATAAATTTAATAGTTCAAGATTTATTAGATGAAGCAACAAACACTAATCGATGTGATATAATTGATATTGAGGAATGTGAAATAGAAATTGTTCCTCATAACAGAAAACAAATAAGGAAAAAAAATGACAGATAATAGCGAAATCAAAAATTGGAAGAACGTAGGGACATTTGATACTTTTCAAGAAGCAAACGAATTACGAGATAATTTAAAAGATAGCTTTGGCGAAGACATTCAAGTAAAAATAAAACGCTGTGGTCATGCTGGTCTCAGATACCAAGTTAAGACTTATTATGGGGCTTAAATGAAAGAAAAGAAAAACAAAACAGTAATGGTATCTGGCGGTATGGATCCTATACATTTTGGTCATGTGCGTATGATCCAAGAGGCAGCCAAATACGGCGATGTCATTGTGGTCTTGAATTCAGATAAGTGGCTGTTTAGAAAAAAAGGCTTTGTTTTTATGAATTACGACCAAAGAGCCGAGATAGCCAACGCCATAAAAGGAGTCACAGTTGTATCAAAAGTAGACGACAAAGATAACACAGTTTGTGAAGCAATTGAACGCTTGAAACCAGATTATTTTGCAAATGGTGGAGACAGAGGGAGAACAAACACCCCAGAAGTAAATTTATGCAAAGAAATGGGTGTAGAATTGTTGTGGGGTATCGGTGGTAACAGTAAGGTTGCCAGTTCAAGCGATTTAGCGTCTAAGGCAAGAAATTCACAGCCACATCCACCCAAAGCCAAAAGAAAGGTATCAAAAAAGTAATACTATTGCTCTAGCGAAGGTATAGTTACAATAATGCTGGAGAAAACATTTGAAAGACATTGCAGGCACACATCCATTCCAGCAAGATATTAGAATGAAAGCCTTAAAGTTGGACTCTTCTTATCGGCCAATAGAAATAATAGACGCAATAGAAGCTTTAGTTATGTGCTTAATGGGGAAAGCTCAAGCTGTTGAATCGTATGATAGAGAAATACGATCTCCGAGTAAATCATTTAAAATACCAGCAGTCGTAGTTTTGAAGCGTTATATTAAGAAAAATAGTTTATCGGTAACTCCGAATAGATTAAATGTTGTTTGGCGAGACCAAAATCAGTGTCAATATTGTGCGAAGAAATTTAAAACTTGTGATCTGACTATCGACCACATCTTGCCTAAGAGCCGAGGCGGCACAAAGTCTTGGACAAATCTTACGACAGCATGCAAAAAATGTAATCAAGCAAAGGGAAATAAAACACCAAGTGAATGTGGTATGTACCCTCTACGAAAGCCATCACAACCACAGTCTACAATAATGTTTTATTTGAAAAGGGGTGCTATAAATGATTTATGGCAAGACTACTTATGGGAAAAGGTTATGGCTGAATGATTATCACAACAGAAAGACTTAAACAAATAATAAAAGAAGAGGTCTCACAATATATTGTTGAAGGCGGCAATATTTTCAAAGGAGAGACCCAAAGCATCCCAAGAGAATCAATTAGGCCAACACTGGAGCGTTATTATAAGATCCTCAAAGATTTATTTCCTCAGAAAGCTGAAGTGTTCGACAAATTTGAACCTGTTGGCTCTGTGGGTAAAAAACCGGTGTCTGGTGATATTGACATAGCTCTTGACGCCAGAGAGATGTTCGATGGTGGTGAAATAAACTCCGAAGAACTAATCAAGTGGAATGTAGACCCGCAACGCTGGGAAGAAGAGTTTCAAAAGATACACAAACGAGCTAGGACAGCATCAGAAAAAATGTCACGATGGAAAGCCTTTCTTAGATTAGTGGGAGAATACACAGAACAGAATGCTGAAATGATCAAGGTTGCTCCAGCTAAAGTAACTTATAATAATTTGTTTTCTTTATTCCCACAGTTTGATGTAGATGGTATTGAACAGCCATTTGGCGTTCAGATAGATTGGATGATTGGCGGCATCGAATGGTTGAAGTTTGCTTATCACTCAGACCCTCCAGTCGATGGAGAGAACATTAAAGGCTTACACAGAACACAATTAATGTTGGCAATGTTTGGACAAAAGGGATATTCTTTCCAACATGGCCGTGGAGTAATAAACAAAGAGACAAAAGAAATTGTGGTTGACACCCCAGAAGAGGCATTAAATCTGTTAGGTAATTTATATCACACCCCCATCACAAGAGAACAAACAAACAATTATCACAACCTTCATCAATACTTACTACAAAACGCGACAGAAAAAGAATACAATGATGTTATTGATTCTTATTTAAAGATTTTAGATTACACAAGGGCAGATATCCCATTGGACATTCAAGATAAATGGATCGAAAACAAAGAAAGATTAAAACTAACAGGAAGATATCTTCCAGATGATTCAAATCTAAAGAGATATGCTATTTAAGAATGACAACTCCGAGGTAATATGTCAGTAAAGAAAAACTATGTGTTAGATACAAGTGTTTATCTAACGGATTCCGATTCAATTAATAAATTTAACAATCACGATATCTTCATTCCACTGAAGGTGCTTGAAGAAATAGATAAACACAAAAAGCGACAAGACCAAGTTGGTATTAACGCTAGGCAGATTGTTCGTACCCTAGATAGCATACGAGAAAAAGGAAATCTACAGAAGGGAGTGAGACTAGGAAAAGGTAAGGGTATTCTCAGAGTTGTTTCTTTTGAGAGCTTAAACACTTCAGAGTTTCCAGCTGATTTAGATCTATCAGTTCCCGATCATGTTATCATAGCCACAGCACTTGCGATACAAGCAGAGAACCCAAAAAGAAAAATGGTTGTAGTATCACGTGACATCAATATGCGCGTTATTTGCGACTCACTTGGCCTACAAGCAGAAGACTATATTAGCGAGAAGGCTGTTGTTTCTTCAGAGCAATTGTATCAAGGTATGGTAGTACATTTGGTTGATGATCAATTTGTAGATCGATTTTATGCCGGTGATGAACTTTATATCGATGAAGATGAAGCAAAAAGTCAATGGTATCCTAATCAATATATTTTGATGGTGTCTAGTACCAATGAGAAGAAGAGTGCAATAGCACGCTTCTATAACCACCAGGAGCCTTTGAAAAAAGTAATCCACTCCAAGATATCTGATTGGAAAATAAACTCAAGGAACAAGGAACAGGCGTTCGCTATTGACCTACTATTAGACCCTACAGTTAAGTTAGTATCATTGGTTGGTAAAGCTGGTAGTGGAAAAACTTTAATAGCATTAGCATGTGGGTTACAACAAGTATTAAATGCCGGCGACAACGACTATGATCGTCTCATAGTTGCTCGACCAGTCCAACCCCTTGGCAAAGATATCGGTTTTCTACCAGGTGATGTCAATGAAAAGATGCTCCCTTGGTTGATGCCTATTCAAGATAATCTTAAATTCTTAATGGGCGGCAAGACCCCACTTGAGATGTATATGGACAAAGGTAAGATAGAGATTGAGCCATTGACTTATATCCGTGGTCGCTCAATAGCAAATGCATTCATTGTCATTGATGAAACACAGAATTTAACAATGCATGAGATAAAAACAATCATAACCAGAATAGGTGAAGGCTCGAAGATAGTTTTAACCGGAGACGTGGAACAAATAGATAATATCTATGTTAATGAAACATCAAATGGCCTTGCGCACGCTGTAGAAAAGTTCAAAGAGTACAGAATCGCTGGTCACGTTACTTTCAAGAAGGGTGAACGCTCCGAGCTTGCTTCACTAGCGGCAAAGGTGTTATAATTTTTATTTGACATTCTATTGACAACCTGTTATAATATTATTACGGAGAGAAAATGAACAAAGAAAAAATAGTTACCGAAGAACAAATACACACAAATCCTATGTTAGCGATGAGAGTTGAAAAAGACTCAGAACTTAAAGAGTATCTTGTGGAATATGTCGGTACAAAACTAAATAACGAAAACGTAACCGTCAATATGATAGCAGAAGTGTTGGCATCAGACTTTCCTGAATTTATGTTTTCATTCGCTGAAGAAAATTTCCTTCGCGGCTACCAATTAGGACTAGATGATGCTGAAATACTTAATAGAGACTCACAAGCAACAAATGAATGAAATAACAGATTTCTATACACCAACTGGGATACACGTTTACTTTAAAGATAAAATGGTAAATGATGAAATTGATTTAGAAAAGGTAATATCCAAAGTAGAGTCAATCGTTCCCATACATTGTTTAACAGAAGTTGAAATGATAATTGTTGGGTGGTTTGATGAATTTGAAGAGCGAAACCTAAGTGCATTTTATAAAGATTCAGCTTTGTATGTCTCCAATATTCAACAGAGTAACGAAGAACTTTATGAGGTCATAATTCATGAGATAGCCCACTCGCTAGAGGGAGATTATGGTTATGAGTTATATGGTGATGAGAAAATGAAAGATGAGTTCTTGAGGAAGAGAGAATATCTTCATGACATTCTCTGGAAGGCAGACTTTAAGGCCCCACTTTCGTTATTTATGGAAATAGAATATAATGAAGAATTTGATATGTTTTTGTTTGAAGATATTGGGTATGACAAATTAATAACCATTTTGTCAGGTGTCTTTATTAATGCATATGCTCCGACATCACTCAGAGAATATTTTGCTACAGGATTTGCTGATTATTTTATTGAACCAAATCACAAATTTCTTCAAAATGTGTCACCTTTGTTATATCAGAAAATAGAAAAAGTATTAAAAGAGCCAGATTTTACTTGACAACTCAGGATAAGTAAGATATAATACAAAGCAAACCATAACAGAGGGGTTACTTTGCCTTACATTTCTTATTCGGCGCTTAAAGACTGGGCACAATGTGCTTTTTATCATAAATTAACACGAGTGGATGGCATTGAGCCGTTCGAAGGGAACGAATATACAGCGTTTGGTAGTGCTATACATTCTTTGTGTGAGAGAAAATTACTCAAAGAAGAAGTCAATGATGATGAATATTTCATAAAAGAGTTTGAAAATAATTTAGCCAAGCTACCAAATAGTCTTGAGCTAAAAACTGACCTAATCGAGAAAATGAAAGTTCAAGGAACAGAAATTGCCCCAGAGATAGAGGGAGCACTTGATGAATATTTTGATGAATATGAAGTATTGGCAGTAGAAATGGCATTAGATGAACCAATTGATGGAGAGAGCGAATACACCTTTAAAGGTTTTATTGATGCGATAGTTGCCACACCAGACGGTAAAGTACATATCTTTGATTGGAAGTCTTGTTCTTGGGGCTGGGATCCGAAGAAAAAGGGAGATAAAATAACAACTTATCAATTAACCCTTTATAAAAAGTTCTTCGCTCAGAAGATGAACATAGAGCCAAAAGATGTGGAAACACATTTTGCCTTACTCAAAAGAACAGCAAACAAAAATAGAGTTGAATTCTTTCGAGTGACAAGCGGGCAAAGAAAAACAGACAACGCTTTAAAACTTTTAAATACTGCTCTATACAATATCAAGAATAAGCGGTATATTAAGAATCGACTATCCTGTACATCAGGCTATGGTTGCAAGTTCTACGGAACCAAACATTGTAAATGAAGGAACAATATTGAATAATGAAAAAAACTAAAATCTTAACGATCTCAGATCACCCATTATCTCCTAGCGGAGTTGGAACACAGACTAAATACTTTATAGAAGCACTTCTCAAAACAGGTAGATATGAATTTATCTCTTTGGGCGGTGCTATCAAGCATCAAAGTTATGAACCACAAAAAGTAGAGCCATATGGAGATGCTTGGCGAATTTTCCCAATAGATGGATATGGGAACCATGAAGTGATACGCTCTATAATACAAAAAGAGAAACCAGATGTATTATGGTTTATGACCGATCCACGATTCTTTACGTGGCTTTGGGAAATAGAAAATGAAGTTAGGGCCAATATCCCAATGGTATATTATCATGTTTGGGATAATAAGCCCCACCCACATTTTAATGGAATATTTTATAGATCAACAGATGTAGTGGCGTGTATTTCTAAAGTAACACACGATATATTACAAAATGTATCACCTGATGTTGAAAGTTGTTATCTGCCTCACGCAGTACACTCCAACGTTTTCAAGCCATTAACCACAGAAGAAGATGTTTTAAAAATAGACATTCTTCGTGAAAGATTAACTGTTGAGAGCACAAAGAATCATAAGAATAAAAATAAAAAAGTGTTTTTATGGAACAACAGAAATGCTAGGCGAAAGCAAAGCGGAACTCTGATCTGGTGGTTTAAAGAATGGCTCGATAAAGTCGGTCACGATAAAGCATGTCTGTTAATGCACACAGATGCACGAGATCCACATGGCCAAGATTTACCACATCTTATTGAACAAGTAGGGGTCAATGATGGACAAGTGTTGTTGTCCACTGAAAGAGTAGGCGCAGAGAGACTGTCTTTACTTTATAATATGGCCGACTTTACTATTAATATATCAGATGCAGAAGGATTTGGTCTGGCTACTCTAGAGTCACTGTCTTGTGGAACCCCAATTATTGTAAATATGACAGGCGGCCTTCAAGAACAGGTTACCGACGGCCAGAATTGGTTTGGATGGGGGATACAACCCAGTTCTAAGGCTGTAATAGGTTCACTACAGGTGCCATATATTTATGAGGACCGTATTTCTCAAGAAGACTTTGAAAAGTCTTTAAACAAAGCATTAAAACTCCCGAAGACAAAATATAAGAAGATGTCCGAGGCTGGAATAAACCACGTTAAAACAAAATATAATTTTGAAACATTCGAAAAAAGCTGGGTTGACTTGATGGATAATATAGTTGAAACTCGTGGCTCTTGGGAAACTAGGAAGAATTATAAGCGTTGGCATTTATTGGAGGTAGCGTAATGAAAAAGAAAATTTTACTTAAGGCACCACTTTTGACTAGATCTGGATATGGAGAACAGAGCCGATTTGCGTTGCGTGCATTGCGCTCACGAGAAGATTTATTTGATATCTATGTTCAACCTCTTCAATGGGGAAAGACATCTTGGGTTTCATTGGTAGATGACGAAAGGAAATGGATTGATCAGACAATAGAAAAAACTATTGCTTATCTACAATCAGGTGGCCATTTTGATATGTCCCTACAGGTTTCAATACCAAATGAGTGGGAAAAAATAGCCCCCGTCAATGTAGGATATACTGCCGGAATAGAGACAACGAAAGTAGCTCACCAATGGATCCAAAAAGGCAATGAAATGGATAGAATTATTGTTGTTTCAGATCACTCCAAGAACACTTTCCAAGAGACAGAATACACAGCTATCAATAAAAATGATCAATCTCAGCAGTTTAAAATTAAAATTGATACCCAAATAGATTCAGTAAATTATCCAGCTAAAACTTTTGACACCTTACCAGATCTAGAGCTAGAGTTATCCACAGATATTAATTTTTTGACTGTCGCACAATTCGGCCCTCGAAAAAATCTCCCAAATACTATTCGATGGTTTGTTGAAGAATTCAGGGACGAAGACGTAGGGCTCGTTGTAAAGACAAGTTTTGCGAAGAATTGCTTAATGGATCGTGAAAAGGTATTCAGTGAGCTAAAGAAATTTCTTTCCACTTTAGGCGACCACAAATGCAAAGTATATTTGTTACACGGAGATATGGAGGATGATGAGATGCATTCACTTTATACTCATACTCAAATATCGGCTCTAGTAGCTTTAACTCACGGCGAAGGCTTTGGGCTACCAATCTTTGAAGCGGCATATAGTGGCTTGCCGGTCATAGCCACAGGATGGTCAGGCCAGTTGGATTTCCTAGTAGATGAAAACAAAGCCGAGCACTTTTATAATGTTGCATTTGATATTAATCCAGTGCCCCCAGAGGTTGTCTGGGATGGTGTCTTAGTTAAAGAATCAGGCTGGTCATACCCTCGTGAAGAATCTGCAAAAGCTAAGATGAGAAATTGTTATGAGGATATTTTAAGTAACGAAAAAGACACTTTTGTCGCTAATGCTGAATCATATGCCGAATCAGTGCAAGCCAGATTTGCCGAAAGTAAACAAAACTCGTTATTCGTAGAAAGCCTTTTAGATTATGTCAGTACCGAAGAAGAGAGGCAGTGGCAAGGTATCATTGACCAAGTGGTAGAATATGACTAAAGAGGTTATTTTTGTTTCTGACTTCTTCGCAGATGAAGTTCGTGGAGGAGCAGAACTATGTAATGATGCCTTAATCAAAATACTGGGCAGAGATTATAAAATAACAACAGTGAAGTCTCAGAATATCACTCCGAGAGACCTTGAAGATTCAGATAAAAAGATATTTGTAATAGCTAACTTTTTCTTATTACAAGAAGCAGTTAAATATGCTCTTGAAGATAAGACATATATTATTTTAGAACATGATCATAAATATGTTGCTTCCAATAATCCATCTTTGTATCCTGATTTTTTGGCCCCCGAAGAGCAGATAATAAATAAAAGATTTTATACCAATGCGTTGGCCGTTTTGTGTCAAAGTAAAAAGCATTCAGAAATATTACAAAAGAATCTTTTAATAAACAATATTGTAAACCTTGGCGGCAACCTGTGGACAGAGGAGCAATTATCTGTTCTTGAGCAGAACATCGACACGCCTCAAAAAACAGACTTTGCTGTTATAAGAACGAATAACAAAAACAAAGGAATGCCAGCAGCAATTGATTTTTGCAACAAACAAGGGATTGACTTTCAATTTATCGAAAGTCAACCATTTGAGAGCTTTATATCTACTTTGGCAAGCGTCAAGCATCTTGTGTTTTTTCCTCAATGGTTTGAGACATACAATCGGTTGTCAATAGAAGCTAGAGTAGTTGGGTGTAAATTGGTGACCAATTCTTTAATAGGGGCCGCCAGCGAAGAGCATTTTAAATTAAAGGGCAGAGAGTTGTTGGATTTTCTACGCGAAAACAACACCACTTTAATTAAAAAATGGAAGGTTATCCTCAGTGAACAAGAAATAGCTTTTATACCCCCAGTAGAACTACCAAAGGTAACTATTTTTTGCCCCCTATATGCTGGCGAAAAATACATTAAAGGCTTCTTGGAAGATATTGAAAATCAAACTATTTTTGAAGATTGTGAATTGATTATAATCAATGCAAACTCGCCAGAGAATGAAGAAGAAATTATTTTAGATTTTATGAAATCAAACAACAACGTAGTATACAGGAAATTAGATTATCGAGCCACTGTTATGGAAACAGAAAATATGGCCATTGAAATGGCAACCGGTGACTTTTTTGCTCAAGCTTGCGTTGATGATAGACATTCAGCAACATATTTAGAAACAATGGCGAAACACCTTCATTATTCTAAGGGCGTAGACTTGGTATATGCTGATTGTTTCCAGACCACTGCCCCCAACGAAACATTTGAAAAAAACAGCTCTAATGGGACACTATATGAGCACTCTAAAAATGCTTTTAGTAGAGAGAATATGATTAAATGTTTGCCTGGCCCAATGCCTATGTGGAAGAAGTCCATACACAAGACAGCAGGCCTCTTTAATGACTCTCTGTCCTATGCTGGAGACTGGGAAATGTTTTTAAGGATGGTTGAGGTAGGTTCTGTTTTTAAAAAGATTAAGAGGCCTCTGGGGCTGTATTTCTATAATGATGATGGTCTCTCAACATCAAAAGAACACTCGAAACCAAGACAGAAAGAAGAGGCGGAAGTATTCTTTAATTTTAAGGATATTTTTGGTCAGAAGAACTTTGAAGCTTATAAAAGCTATTTTCAACATTTAAGAGGAGAAGAAAATGAGTAACCAAAGACGATATATGCCAACATTGGCAGAACTAATAGACAGACTAACAATTGTTCAATTAAAAGAAGTTTTAATAGCTGACCATAAGCCGGAATATGCCCAAGAGATTTCTGATATTATGCATGATATAGATTTAATTCTAAAAGAGGGTAATATTGTTCTAGATGCAAAAGCTTTAAGAGCTTTGGTCGTAGTTTCACAATATAACTTACATATCTGGCACAATGAGTCGAACTATAGAAAGGGTATCGATGAAGGAAACAATTTAGAACTAACACATGGATTAAACGGCATTAGAAATAGGGCTAAAAACAGAATCCAAAACATGGTTAATGGTCGCAAGGATTACAAAACAGACTGCCTAGCAGCTGATATGCACTCTTGGGAACCATCTTGGAACAATGACCAAGAAGGCTGACTTTGAAATAGTGATAGTCGGCGCTGGAGTCGTTGGCTTGGCTATTGCTGAAGAATTGTCCAAGACTTATGACAACATTCTAGTAGTCGACAAAGAAAGATCATTTGGCAACCACACATCTAGCAGAAATAGTGAGATTATTCATTCTGGGCTCTATTATCCTAAATCTACTCTAAAGACAAAATTGTGTATTGAGGGCAACAGATTATTGTATGAGTTTGCCAAAGATAACAAATTACCACACAGAAGATGCGGAAAGTTAATTGTAGCCTCCGAAGATAAAGAGATACCAGTATTAAAAAAGTTATTACTTCAGGGTTTAGAGAATGGAGTAAGTGATTTGGAAATGGTGTCTAGTGATTATATAAAGGACGTAGAGCCACAAATAAAAGCGATACAAGCCTTGAAAGTGCCATCAACTGGTATCATCGATAGCCACCAATTAATGGCAAGACTTGAATCTAACGCCGAAAATAGAGGAGTCTGTTTTTCGTATAACACAGAGATTTCGAATATTAATAAAAAAAATGATCTTTTTTGGTTGACAAGTGGCAACGATGATGTTATGATATCTTCAAGGGTATTAATAAACTCTGCTGGGTTGTGGTCAGATGAAGTGGCCGCAATGGCAGGAATAAAAGATTATAAGATATTTTGGTGTAAAGGGGAATATTACAAGACCACAAAATATCGCAATATGAATCACTTAATATACCCAGTACCAGATCCAGATGGCAAATATCTTGGAATACACACAGTGTTAGATTTGGATGGAAATGTTTCTTTTGGCCCAAACGCCACATATGTTGATAATTTAGACTATTATCAAACAGAAGATAATATAAGACACTTCAAAAATTCTATTGATAGATATTTAGACATTACTGAAAATGACTTAACGCCATCTATGGTTGGCATTAGACCAAAGATTCAAAGCCCATCAGAAACATTTAAAGACTTTATCATTAAAAATGAAGCCGACAACGGCTACAACAACCTAATCAATTTAATTGGAATTGAATCACCAGGCTTAACAAGCTGTCTAGCGATAGCAAAACTAACAAAAGGACTAATACAATAATGAATATTTTAATCACTGGCGCAGCAGGATACATCGGGAGCGAGTTGATAGATTACTTGCTCAAAGACAATCACACAGTAATTGCATATGACAACTTAATGTATGATCCAACATCTCTCTTGAGATACACAAACAATCCTAATTTCTCATTCGTCAAAGGAGATGTAAGAAACTTAACGCTCTTGGGAGAACATATGAAAGATGCAGATGTGATCATTCCTTTGGCAGCTCTTGTTGGGTTCCCATTATGTGATCAAGACCCACGCGCTGCCCAAGAAATTAACCATGATGTTAACACTTGGATAGCCAACAATAAAAGGCCAGAACAGAGGGTCATTTACCCTTGTACAAACTCTGGTTATGGAACAAGTGAAGATGGCTCTGTTTGTACTGAAGAATCCCCGCTGAATCCGGTATCACTATATGGACGAACAAAAGTCGCCGCAGAAGAAGAATATAGAAAGGTTGATAACTTTGTAACATTCAGGTTTGCAACTGTTTTTGGCCCAGGGTCACGTATGAGGACAGATTTATTAGTAAACAATTTTGTTCTAGGAGCCCTAAGAGAGCGACTTTTAGTTTTATATGAATGCGAATTTATGAGAAACTATGTACATCTGCAAGATGTCTGCCGAGCATTTAAATATATTATTGATAATTGGGATACTTGCAAAAACGAAACATATAATATGGGTAACGATAGTTTGAATATGAACAAATTGCAATTAGCTGAGAAAATTCAAGAACATATTCCTTTAGAGATTATTAAAGCAGAATTTAACTCAGACCCGGATATTAGGGATTACGAAGTCAGTAGTCAAAAGTTTTATGACAAGGGATTTGAATGCGCTTATGATCTAGATGACGGCATTCGCCAATTAGTGACAGCTTATAGTATCATTGAATCACCGTGGTATGCAAACTATTAAGGGAGACAACATGGAGCACGAAATAGATGTTTTATTTGTTCACCCAAATGGTTCTCCGATAATATACCAAGAACTTAGTAAAACATATTCTGCAATAGAACCACCTATTTGGGCAGGACTTTTGGCCAATAATGCCAGAAAGAATAATTTTAAAACTAAAATTTTAGATTGTGAGGCAGAACGCTTTGGAGCAGAAGAGTCAGCAAACGCTATTAAAGCGATAAATCCAAGGCTAGTCGCCTTAGTGATTTATGGACAACAGCCATCCGCATCCACACAAAATATGATTGGTGCCCGTGTTCTACTAGAAGAGTTAAAAAACAAAGACTTCATAGGAAAGACAATATTAATAGGATTGCATCCATCTGCAACATCCCGCAACACTATGGAAACTGAGATAACTGACTTTGTTTGTCAAGGCGAAGGGCCACACACAATAAAGGCTCTTTTAGAGATAGATATGAACAATACTGAGCATTTATCAACAGTTCCGAGTCTCTGGTATCGCGATGATCAAGACACAAAATGTACGACTCCTGCTCCTATAATACCACAAGAAGAACTTGCAACAGAACTTCCGGGTATGGCTTGGGATTTGTTACCGATGGACAAATATCGAACATCAAATTGGCACGCCATGACCAATGAAGATGACCGAAGCCCATTTGCATCTCTGTATACTAGTCTAGGTTGCCCTTTCAAGTGTAGCTTTTGTTGTATAAATGCCCCCTTTGGAAATAACAATTTAGAGAATTGGGACTCAGCCCGTAATAAATTTCGCTATTGGGATCCTGAATTTATGATCACGGAGTTTGAAAAATTGCATGAAATGGGAATCAAGAATGTAAAGATAGCAGATGAGATGTTTGTATTATATCCGGATCACTTTATGAGACTGTGTGAGATGATTATCGATAGAGGGTATAAATTTAATATTTGGGCATATGCTAGAATAGATACGGTAAAAGAAAAATATTTAAGTACTCTCAAGAGAGCAGGAGTAACTTGGTTGGCACTAGGAATAGAATCTGGAAACACTATGGTAAGAAAAGATGTCACTAAAGGTAAATTTACTGATGTTAAAATTAAAGATTTGGTTGAAAATATCCAAAATGCGGGCATCAAAGTAATAGGCAACTATATTTTTGGATTACCAGAGGACACAATGGAGACTATGAGAGATACTTTGGATTTAGCTAAAGAACTAAATTGTGAGTTTGCTAATTTTTATTCTGCAATGGCTTATCCTGGTTCTAAATTATATTTAGATGCCTTACGAGAAGGCTGGGAACTGCCAGATTCATATGTTGGCTTCTCTCAACACTCTTATGAAACGAAGCCTCTACCAACTAAACATATCTCGGCAGCCCAAGTTTTAGGATTCAGAGATAAAGCTTTTGATGAGTACTACAAAAACGAGGATTATCTTGTTATGATAGAGGAGAAGTTTGGACACTCTACTAGGCAAGGCATAGAAGAGATGGTAAAGATTAAACTTAAACGAAAGATTTTAGGAGATTGAGATGTTTACGAAAGAAGATTTAATAGAATATGAAAATGAGATTGCTGCTCGTTTTGACGATGCCCAAATAAGGGCACCAGTACATTTGTACAATGGAAACGAAGAACAAATTATAAAAGTGTTCAAAGAACAAGACATTGGTCAAGATGACTGGGTTCTCTGTTCCTGGAGAAGCCATTATCAATGCTTATTGAAAGGAGTACCACCAGACGCTCTAACAAAAGCTATCTTGCAAGGCCGCTCCATTTCTCTTTGTTTTGCAGAGCAAAGAATCTTGTGTTCTGGCATTGTAACTGGCACGATACCAATTGCTGTTGGCATTGCATTAGATATTAAGCGAAAAGGTGGAACAAATAAAGTGTATTGTTTTATGGGTGATATGACATCTGAAACCGGTGTGGCCCACGAAAACATTAAATATGCAAGAAACCACGAGCTACCAATTCACTTCATCATAGAAGATAACGGTAAATCAGTGTGTACTGACACGAGAGCAACATGGTCTCAAGATACTATGACCTTTGAGGGAATAAATGATGATTATGTTACGTACTATAAATATAATTTAGATAAATACCCGCATGCAGGCGCGGGAAAGAGGGTTCAATTCTAATGGGACTATATTTTGATGAAATAGAGAGAGCTATGACTTATCTCGGAAAGCAAGAAGATACAATTTTTCTTGGACAAGCTGTTGCCTATAAGGGTACTGCTATGACTAATACTTTGACAGGGGTTTCGAGAGACAAGCTTATTGAAATGCCTGTCAACGAAGAGATGCAAATGGGGATCACTAACGGGTTGAGCATAGCAGGTTCTGTGCCGATTAGTATATATCCGAGATGGAACTTTCTATTGTGTGCCGTTAATCAATTGGTCAATCATCTCGATAAGCTTAAAGAATATTCGCATGGTGAGTACGTCCCGAAAGCAATTATTCGAGTAGGTATTGGCTCGGAGCGACCACTAAACCCTCAGATCCAACACACAGGAGATTTCACAGAAGCTTTTAGAGCTATGACTACTAATATAGAAGTTATTCGTTGTGATGAGCCAGAAGATATTTTCCCTGCATATCACAAAGCTTATAATCGGACAGACGGTAAAAGCACAATAGTGGTAGAATATGGAGATTATTATGGAGAAAAATAATAAAGTTTTATTTGTTACAGAAAAGTGGTGTGATGCTGATCCAAATAAGGGCTTGACAAACAACTACCATAATCTTTTTGGAACCTTTCGGAACACATTCCCAGATACACAATTTAATATTGTACATATGGACGAATACTCTCTTCGGAAGAAACAACATATTGATAATTTTTTGATGACTCTTATCGAGCGCTCGGAACCTGACATCGTTATTTTTTCTTTGCTAGGTAAGTCTAACCTTAATCCCACTAATATTAGTTTAAAATTTATTAAAGAAAGAGGTTGCAAAACTGTCTTTATGTGGCCAGATGTGTTCGATGGCTGGGGCATTCCAGAGATACAAGAACTAAATGTCGAAGGCTTGGCTGATTTGCATGTCTGCTGGGGTTCAGAAAAGAATTTTGAGACAGAACAAGATAATGTTGTTTGGTTATGGGCACCACAAGACGAAACACTGTACCACCCGTTGGAAAACAACATGCACACCTTGGAATCTAGCTTCCTCGGTAGCCCTAGATACCCCGAAAGACAAAAATTCTTAACACACCTTTTAACATCTGGTGCAAAAGTTTTTATTGGTGGAGGTCAGCGAGAAGAGGGCTTAACTCCAATGAAATATGCTGAACTGATGAGAAATAGCAAAATAAGCATCAACTTTCCACAGGGGCCAGATGGATATGATCAATGCAAGGGTCGAGTATGGGAGATTTTGGCAAGCAAATCTCTTTTGTTGGAAAGAAAGAATAATGCCACTGCTGCTCTATTAACAGAGGGTGTCCATTATATTGAATTTACAGATGAGGAAGATCTTGCAGCAAAAATAGATTACTATCTTGAGAATGATGGCGAAAGAGAACATATCGCCGAAAAGGGCTATCAACGATTCAAAGAAGCATTTACGGCAAAAGTGTTTTGGAACACAATTATGGAGAGAATAAAATGAGTTATAAGTATGATGTTTCGATTCTGATGCCAGCAATCAGAACACACCAATGGTTAATGATGTATGGCAGTTTATTCAATGCTTGTAAGAACTATTCTTGGGAGCTTGTGATGGTTAGCCCATTTGATTTACCACCAGAGATGCAACACTTTGATAATGTTAAATTGATAAAAGACTACGGCGCCCCAACAAGAGCCGCCCAAATAGGAGCAATTCAGTGTGAAGGAGAATATATGTATCATTGTGTAGATGATGCTATTTTTCTCCCTGATGCTATTGACGATACTATGGACTTTCTGAGAGAACATAATAATAAAAAGTTTGTTGTCAATATGCGATACAGAGAAGGCGCCTTATATTCGGGAGGCACTCTTCCAATGGGATTTTGGACAGCACACTTCCACGACGAGTTGCGGCTTGCTGGGATACCGAGAGATTATAAGATCTCTCTTCATCACTTTATGAGAATGGATTATTTTAAAGAACTGGGCGGTTGGGATTGTCAATTTGAATACATTAATCATCCGTTACATGATCTGATGTTTAGAGTGCAGGCAGATGGCGGCAGATTATTTGACTCCCGCACAGACGCCACAACTTGTAATCACTACGTCAACAAAACAAAAGATCATGCTCCAATATATGATGCACAAACCTTTGGCGATAAACCAAAATTTGATGCTATTTATTCATCGCCCGATGCTGCATCTAAGAGAATCAAACTTGATTTAGATAATTGGCAGCAAACATCCCCAGTGTGGAAGCGTAGATTTGAATCTAAAAATGGCAAGTTACCACAGAGCTATAAGGAGCTAGGATATAAATGAAAGTAGGAATAATAGGTGTTGGTATTGTTGGAGGTGCATGTAAATTTGGCTTTGAGCTTTTAGGACACAATGTTTCGGTACATGATATTGCACTTGAGACAAAAATAGAAGATGTTTTGGATACTGAAGTGGTATTTGTGTGCGTTCCGTCCCCACAAGGAGATGATGGAGCTTGTGACATTTCAATAGTAGAAGAAGTTGTCAACAATTTAAACCAGTTGGGATATCAAGGGATTGTAGCGATTAAATCAACAGTTGTACCTGGAACAACCAAGGCATTAATCGAGAGCACACTTATGAATATTGTTTTTGTACCAGAATTCTTAAGAGAGCGTTGTGCAATTACTGATTTTACTGAAAACCATGATGTGTGCATAATCGGCTGTAGTGACCCCGAGACGTTTGAAAAAATAAAAGACTGCCACGGACATCTACCTGAAAAGTTCGTCCGTCTTACGCCCTCTGAGGCCGAGTTCTGTAAGTATTTCAACAACGTCTATAACGCCACTCTTATTATTTTTGCCAATAGCTTCTATGAAGCTTGTAAAGAGCAGGGCGTCGATTACACAAACATTAAAAATGCTGTTGTGAATCGTAAACACATTCACGGCAATTATCTCGAATGTAATGACAATTTTAGGGGCTTTGGGGGAATGTGCCTCCCAAAAGATGTGTCAGCTATGGCAAAACTAATGGAAAGCTCAAGTGTTGATTTTTTTGATGATTTATTAGATGAAAATAGTAAATACAAAGTTACTGTATTTGAAGGAATGAGGAAGTGAAAAAAATATTAATAACAGGAAGCCAAGGCTTTATTGGTTCATATCTATGCGCAGAGTTTTTAAATAAGGGATATGAGGTCATCGGCCTAGATAACTTTTCTAAATATGGCCCAGTTGATAGGTCACATGACAACCATCCAAATTTTAGACTCTTGGAAATGGACGCTATTAACTTAGATCCAGATAATATACCCCCAGAACTACAGGGCATCGAATATATAATAGCTGCTGCAGCAATGATCGGAGGAATTACTTATTTTCATAAATATGCCTATGATTTATTGGCTACCAATGAACGCATACTTGCTTCAACGTTCGATCTAGCTATTAAATTAAACAAAGAACAAGCATTGAAGAGAATAGTCGTATTATCTAGCAGCATGGTGTTTGAAAACACCGATATTTATCCGACCCCTGAAGAAGAAATTAAAACTTGTGCCCCACCAATGAGCACATACGGATTCCAAAAGCTTGCAGTAGAATATTTTTGTAAAGGAGCACTTGAACAATATGGTCTCCCGTATACCATTATCAGACCCTTTAACTGTGTGGGTGTTGGCGAGGAAGACGCTATTGGAGAACACGAAGTAAAATCTGGCAACATTAAGCTAATGATGAGTCACGTATTGCCAGATATCATAAATAAAATTCTCAAAGGCCAAAACCCTGTTCACATTTTAGGGACTGGCAATCAGATAAGGTGCTACACTAACGGTAAAGATATAGCTAGAGGCATACGCATGTGCTTAGAGAGCGAAAATGCAATCAATAATGACTTTAATATATCTACACCCTCGGCTACATCTGTGGTAGAATTAGCTGAGACAGTGTGGGACATTATAAACCCAGGTGTCCCATTTTCGTTTGCTAGTGATGAAGCCTATCTCTACGATGTACAAAAGAGAATACCAGATGTCTCCAAAGCAAAGGACTTAATCGGATTTGAAGCGGAGGTTTCTTTTGAGGAATCAGTTCGAGAGGTTATTGATTATATGAGGAGTAAAGAAATTGGATAAGCCAGAAATATCTCTAATATTGCCAAGTATTAGGCCAGATAGATTAGAGGGGTTGTATGAATCTATTCTTAAATCCACCAATCGTTCATTTGAATTAATAGTGGCGGGTCCGTACCCATTACCACCAGCACTACAAGATATAAAAAATATCAAATATGTTAAAGATTATGGCTCACCTGTACGAGCTTCTAATGTCGCCGCGTCATTATGTGAAGGAGAAGTCTACACATGGTTAGCAGATGATTGTATAATGTTTGAAGATTCACTTGATAAGTGTATGGACATATTTTATGAAATGGGAGATTCTAAAAATAATGTACTTGTGGCAAAGTACTTTGAGGGCGAAATGGGCTCCCAAGAGCGAACCAGTCTTCAGCCAGATAGTTATTTTAAAATTATTAATACCCCAGCTAGTTCTCCACATCTTCCAAAAGATTGGTGGCTCTTTAATATTGCTTTTATGCGTGCAAGCTTTTTTGAAAAACTTGGTGGTTGGGATGCGTCATATGAAGGCACTTGGGCATCTCATGCTGATATGGCAATCAGAGCACAGTTTGCGGGAGCAAATGTAAAGATGGCTGATGTACCCTTATTTGTTTGTGATCATATGCCTGGTGGAACTGGTGATCATATGCCAATCTTTATTTGCCAACACCAACACGATGAACCACTCTTACACCAAAGATACAGAGATCCACAATGGACTTTGAATTTACCCCACAGGATGAAAATTGACAACTGGAAAAACGCACCAATTATTTGGAAACGGAGATTTAAATGACGCATTATGATGTTTCTATATGCTTGCCAGCCCACAGGACACATTTGTGGGAGCGATTATATAATTCAGCCGCAGAAGCTGTTGGTCCCAATTATACTTGGGAACTTATTTTAGTAGGCCCTAACGAGCCACCACCATCTTTGTTAAATAAAAAGAATTTTAAGTTTTTTAAAGATTTCGGAACACCCTCTCGTTGTGCTCAGATAGCCACTACTCTAGCAGAGGGAGAATTAATGATGTGGGGCTCAGATGATGGTTATTTCTTGAAGAATACTATCAAAGAGTGTATTGACATGCACAAAAATCTTCCCTATCGAGATATTGTAATTATAAAATATGCCGAAGGTAGAGATCACTCAGGGAAATGTCCCGATGAGAGCTACTGGAAGGCTTGGACTCATCCAGATCAAAGATTACCGGGAATTCCACAAGACTTCTATATTACTTTGCTGGCTATGTATAAGCTAGATTACTTTCGTCAACTTGGTGGTTGGGATTGCTCTTTTGAACATTTAAATATGAATACCCACGATTTAGCATTTAGGGCTCAAAGAGATGGCGCAAAAATTCACTTTTCACCAAATTTGGTCTTGACGTGCGACTGGAATCCCAACGAGGGCGATCACGTCCCTGTACAAGAAGCATATCATAATAATGATGCCCCTCTATTTCAAGCACTTTATAGAGAACCAAGGCCAAATAGAATAAGGATTGATTATTTTAATTGGACAAAGAGTCCACCAATTTGGAAAAGGAGATTCGGTAATGAATAAAAAAATACTGATTACGGGCGCCAAAGGTCTTGTTGGTTCTGCTTTAAGAAATATACAGACAGACCACGATGAGTTTGATTTTGTGTTTTCTGGCCACCAAGAACATGACTTGACTAAAGAAGAAGATGTTAAGCGATTATTTGAAGAAACAAAACCAGATTATGTAATACATACGGCAGCTCGTGTCGGAGGTATCGGTAGGAATTTATCAACACCGGCAGAGCAATTTTATTGCAATATTTTAATGAACACTTTTGTTATTCATTATGCACAACTTTATAATGTTGAAAAATTATTAGCCTTCTCTTCAGTCTGCGCTTTTCCTGCCGGCGCAGAAAACTTTAATGAAGATATTTTGCACGATGGGGAACCATACCAAGCTCATTACTCATATGCCTATTCTAAGAGAATGGTAGATGTTCAAATAGGTGCGTACAAGCAGCAACATCAAGTTAACTATTGTTCTGTCATACCTGGCAATATCTTCGGCGAAAATGATAATTTTAATTTAGAAGACGGTCATGTTGTTCCGTCTCTTATTCATAAGGCATATTTGGCTGCAAGAGACGGAACCTCGTTGGAAGTGTGGGGCGATGGTAGCCCATATCGAGAATTTTTGAGTTCAAGGGACATAGCTCGCGTGTGTATAGAGCTTCTTAAATCTAACAAACAATTGCCCCAACGCATAATTGTCTCTGGAGAGAAAGAAACAAGGATTTCAGAGTTAGTTAAAATGATATGTGAGGCAACTGGTTTAAAAGATATCAAGTGGCTCACTGAAAAGCCAAATGGCCAAATGCGCAGACCGACTAATAAGAGTATCTTCCATTCAACATTGCCAGACTTTCAGCATGCTGATCTAAAAGATTCTATTAATAAGACAGTAGAGTGGTTTGGTAAAAATTATCCCAATGTGAGGAAATAATGAAGACAGCACTCATAACAGGAGTTACTGGTCAAACTGGTAGTTATCTCGCAGAACTACTCTTAGATAAGGGGTATACTGTAGTAGGTATCAAGCGCCGCACATCATTATTGAATACTGCTAGGATAGATCATCTATTAGATAAAGAAAATTTTATTCTATCTTATGCAAATATGACTGATTCTGGAAACCTACACCGCATTCTGCAGAAATATAACCCTGATGAGATATATAACTTAGCGGCACAATCTCACGTTAGGGTTTCTTTCGACACGCCATATGAAACAGCAGACATTACAGCTATGGGGACACTTAGAATGCTAGAGGCTGTGAGGAATGTTTGCCCTAGAGCTAGAATTTATCAAGCCTCTTCGTCTGAGATGTTTGGGGACAATCCCGAAACACCACAGAGCGAATCAACAGCATTACAACCAGCTAGCCCTTATGCTTGTTCAAAAGTGTTTGCTCACCACTTGTGCCGCAATTATAGAGAGAGTTACAAAATGCATATCTCTAGTGGTATATTGTTTAACCATGAGTCGCCTAGGAGGGGTGAAACATTTGTCACTCGTAAGATAACTCGTGCTGCAGCAAGAATTAAATTAGGTATTCAAGATAAGCTATACCTAGGAAACCTTGAAGCAAAGAGAGATTGGGGTTATGCTGGCGATTATGTTGAGGCGATGTGGCTGATGTTACAACAAGAAGAACCTAGTGATTATGTTGTTGCAACCGGCGAAACACACACAGTGCGGGACTTTCTTCAAGAGGTCTTTGATCAAGCGGGCTTAGATATAAACACTTTTGTAGAAACAGATGAGAGATTATTCAGACCACATGAGGTGCCTTTACTCCTAGGAGACCCGTCTAAAGCAAGAGAGAAGTTAGGTTGGTCACCAACAATAAGATTTAAAGAATTGGCCAAAATGATGTATGATTCAGATTTACAAGAAGCAAAGAATGAGGAGACAAAAAATGAAAAAACTTAATTTGGGATGTGGGGACAGGAAACTACACGGATTTATAAACATAGACGCCAGAGAAGAAGTATCACCAGATGTTATTTGTGATGTCACTAAAATTCATGAAAAATACTCAGATGCAGACTTAGTGTATGCTTGTCACGTCTTGGAGCATTTTCCGACAAAGCCGTTTGAATACCAAAAGGTATCTTGGGAAGAAGTCTTAAACAGTTGGTACAAATCGTTAAAGGTTGGTGGTATACTGAGACTATCTGTCCCAGATATTAAAGCAGCTTGTTCTTATTACTTAAGAACTAATGATTTTAAATCAGTACAGGCATTTTTCTATGGAGGTCAGAAATATGATTTTGATTTTCATTACCACGCTTGGTCAGAAGAAACTCTATCTGAGGCGCTCAAAAACATAGGATTTAAAACTGTAAAGAGATACGACTGGAGAAATACGGAACATTTTTACGTAGATGATTACAGTCAAGCTTATTTACCACATATGGATAAAGTAAGTGGTGAATTAATGAGCTTAAACTTAGAAGCAACAAAATAAAGGATTAAAAATGACTATCGAATACCCATTAGCAAAAGAGACTATCAATGAACAAGACATTGATGAACTGTGTACTTGGCTCAAGAGCTACCCACGCCTCACAAAAGGTGATTTAACGTGGCAAGTAGAAGAAGATTGGGCTAACTACATCGGCACAGACTACGCAGTGTTTAACAATTCAGGCTCCTCGGCAAATCTGCTGATGATTGCTGCCGCAGTGCAGGCCGGCAGAATACCAAACAAAAAGATTGTAGTACCATCTGTTGGCTGGGTTACTACCATTGCCCCAGCAATGCAATTAGGGCTGCATCCTATAATGGTCGGAGCCGATAAAGAAACATTTGGAATGGATTTAGATCAGCTTGAAGAGGTATGTGAAAGAGAAAGACCAGATGCTGTTATCTTTGTTCAAGTTCTTGGGGTACCTCACCACCGAGACAGGATACTTGAGCTAAAAAAGAAGTATGGCTTTATTCTTTTAGAAGATGCATGTGCTGCTCTCGGCGCTTCATATTCCGATGGCGAAATGGTAGGCACGGTCGGTGATATGTCATCATTTTCATTTTACTTTGGCCACCAATTGTCAACGATAGAGGGGGGAATGGTAAACACAAACGATAAAGAGCTTTATGAAATGCTTCTTATGTTGCGCTCACATGGTTGGGCTAAAGACTTATCACCCGCAACTACTGAAAAAATGATGGCAAAGTACAACATTGACGACTTCCATAGCCCATTCACATTCTTTGTACCAGGATACAATCTCAGATCTACTGATTTGCAAGCCTTCCTGGGCATCAGGCAGGTCAAAAAAGCAGATTGGACTGCTAACCAGCGAAACAAAAATCACCGCCTCTACGCCGAACTGCTGGACGGCTATGTAGACTTTCAGAGATGGGGCGAGCACAACCCAGTGTCTATTTCTTTTGGCGCACTAGCAAACAGCACAGAACACCGTAGAGAAATTGTTGAGAGGCTTGTGGCTAACGGAGTGGAGACTAGAATCTTTAGTGCAGGTAATCTGGGCCGCCACCCCTTTTGGGTTGACAAATACGGAACATTTGAAGATGAAATGAGCGACAAAATACATTCTTGTGGATTCTTTGTGCCGAACTATCCAGAATTAACTTCGGCAGATATAAGATTTATTTGTGATGTAATAAAGGGAAGTTAATGCGAATATTGGTTATCGGCGAGAGCTGCAGCGATATATATCAATATGGAGAATGCGTAAGATTAGCACCCGAAGCGCCTGTTCCAATTATTAAGATTGATGATAGTAACAAAAAAGAGATGCCAGGGATGGCCATGAATGTATATAATAATATATTTTCTCTGGCTGGGTCAGTAGGAGACATAGCTATCAAGACCAACCCAAATTGGAAAGAAGTAAAAAAGACAAGATTTGTAGACTATCGTACCAACTATATTATTCTAAGGGCTGATGAAGGTGACGACGAGATCCAAAGGTGTGATGTAGAAAAAATAGACTTTTCAATCTATGATATTGTGGTTATTTCTGACTACAACAAGGGCTACTTATTAGAAGAAGACATAGAGTTCATATCTATGCAACATCCAGTAACACTCCTAGATACAAAAAAGATACTTGGCGACTGGTGTAAGAATATTACTTTCATCAAAATAAATGATTTTGAATTCAACAGGACAAAACATAAACTAACGGATCAAATAAGAGACAAAATGGTAGTAACATTAGGGCCAGATGGGGCTTCTCATAAGGGTGTAATATACCCAGTTCCGAAGGTAGAGATAAAAGATACTGCTGGAGCAGGTGATACTTTTATATCAGCATTGGCAGTAAGATATGCTCTCACCGAAGACATTGAAGAATCTATTCAATTTGCTAACAAGTGTGCAACTATTGTTGTTCAAAAGAAAGGGGTTTCTACTATATGAAGAATGTAATATGGACTAACGGATGTTTTGATATTTTACATCGTGGTCACTTTGAGATGTTAAAGTATGCTAAGTCATTGGGCGACTACTTAATGGTTGGTATAGATTCGGACGAGAAAGTAAAAAAAGATAAGGGTTATCACAGGCCATTTAATAGCCAAAATGATCGCAAGTTTGCATTAGAATCAATACGATATATTGATGAAGTGGTTATATTTGATTCTAAAGAACAACTAGAGTCGCTTATAGAAGACATATCGCCAACTAAGATGGTAATAGGTTCTGACTGGAAAGGTAAAGAGATAGTTGGGAGCAAACACTGCACAGATGTTTGTTTTTATGATAGAATAGGTTCTTATTCCACAACCAAGATATTAGAGAGTAGATAATGACATTAGTTTTTGACATAGATGGCACAATATGTAGAAAGCCAAAAGAGCTAGACTATAGCGATAGTGAGCCTATAGTGGAAAGAATACAAGAAATAAATAATTTATACGAAAGAGGTCACACTATTATCTTTCTAACAGCGAGAGGTATGGGAAGGTTTAACAACGATGCGGAAAAAGCGGAAGCCGAGTTTAGAGACTTGACAGTCGCCCAGCTTAAAGAATGGGGCGTGTTATATCATCAACTTTTTTTGGGAAAACCTTCGGGCGATTATTATATAGACGATAAGGGGATTAGAGATGTCGATTACTTTAGAAATGACACATGTAAATAAAGGTTGGGGCTGGGAGCGATGGATAGTAAACAATAGCGAATATTGTGGGAAACTATTATTCTTTAATAAGGGTAAACGTTGTTCATGGCATTATCATAAGTTAAAAGATGAGGTTTTTTATCTTCAATCTGGCAAAATGATTGTTTATTATTCTGATGATGACGCCCTCGAAGAAGCAAAGCAACTTGTCTTAAATCCTGGCGATAACTTTCATGTCTATCGGGGATTAAAACACCAAATGGTGGCATTAGAAGAATCAGAATTGTTCGAGTTCTCTACGGAACATTTCGACACAGACTCATATAGAATTTTAAAAGGAGATTGAGATGAAAACAAAAGAAATGAAATTATCAAACCAAGCATTAGGGGCTGTAATGATGGCTTTACAAGAGTCATTATTAAATGAGCTAGACATTGTGCCTATTTTGAAAGGTTTTACGCTAGTAGAAACAGATGATGGGCTTATAGTCAGGAATCCACCAACTGTTAGAGTTTCTGATAATAAAGATATCACCAACGATGATTTGAAAAACTTAGGGGACTGATGCCAAGATATTGCTATAAATGTTCCAAATGCAGTCATGAACAAATATTGAGACATGGCATTACAGAGAAGCCTGTCTTGAATTGTAATAAATGTAAGGAGCCAGACTCTTTGGTAAAAGCTTTATCTACCCCAAGAGTGATCAACAAGGATAGCATTAGTAACAATGAATCTGTTGGCGAGGTCACTAAAGAATACATCGAACTCAACAAGCAGATTTTAAAAGAAGAAAAAGATAAAGCAAAAGAGAAGATATATGAGCCGACTTGAAATTATATTAACTGCATCCATTACGCTATCAATATTATTAAATATTGGCTTGATGGTCTATGCCCGTAACGTAGTGACTACTCTATTATCAGTATCGGCTGAGTTTAGCGATTTAAAAAACATGACAGATAGTTTTGCTGAACATATAAAATCAGTCTATGAATTAGAAATGTTCTATGGAGATCAGACATTATCTGCCTTAATGGCACATGCCACATCGTTTAATAATTATCTTGATACATTTGAATATATCTATGAACTATCTGAAGACCTAAAGGACACAGAATTTGACAATAATCAGGCAGAAGAGACGACGAAGTAAGTCTAAAAAAAATTATTACTTCACTAAAGTACATGAAGACGCCATCATAAAATATGTTGCATCTGATTCATATAGAGAAAAGAATGAACTTTATATGGCTTTTATTCGACCTGCTTTTAGTGAAATGGTAGACAAGATTGTATTTGCTTATAAGTTTACTACATTATCTAACATTGATTGTTTGCGAGAAGAGTGTAAGACTTGGCTTATAACAATATTAGACAAATATGATCCAGGAAAAGGTTCCAAAGCTTTTTCATACTTTAGTGTGGTAACAAAAAATTGGTTTATTCATAAGGTAAAGAAGCAACAAAAGAGATTGTCTAGGGAAATAGATTTCGATAATGTCTCTAAATCGCATGAACAAGAATTTCTTTCGACCACTGAGTCATATATTTCAAATCGTGAAGAAGCTGAGTTTTGGATATCATTCCACAAAGAGCTTTCCTCGTGGGATGTATCTCAAATGAGAGAGACTGATTTGAAAGTTTATAAAGCCATTATAATACTCTTTGAATCCAAAGATGATATAGAAATTTTCAACAAGAAAGCGATCTATCTCTATTTAAGAGAGATAACCGGTCTCAATACTAAACAGGTTGTCAACTCATTGAAGAAATTCAAAAAGAAGTATTTTGCCTTTAAAAAAGACTGGGAGGGAGGTTTTGTATGAGCAAACAGGATTTAGAAACCTTAGTATCAGAAGCTTTAAATAATATACGAAACGATAGAAAGCTATCACGTGAATTTTTAAATGACATAGCTAATATTATAGCCGCCGATGCAGAACAAAATAAGAGCCTAAGTGTGGTGGCAGCCAAACACATAGAGACGCTGCAGCGTTCTAACGAACAATTGGTGAAAATTATAGGCTTGCGACAAAAGACGGCTTCCCAAAGTAGTGAGTTGTCTAAAGAAGATAAGGATAGTTTATTTGATATGATACAAGCTATACCAGATGATGTCTAAGTTAGACTATTCTTCATTTACTACTGACAAAGAGAAAATCTCGCTTTTGGCAGCTACCGTTTCAGGTAAGCTAACTTCTGGCACAGCCGGAGAAGTAAGAGAGTTCACTGCTATAGTGCTGAGCACAATTGGTGAACCCTACGAAGCAAGTTTTTTCGTGAGGGCAAAAATAGTCGGTGATAAAAACAACAAGCCACTCCCAGCTATAGAGAACCCACATTCCTTTTTACCAGATGTGTGTAATATAGTGAATGCGGAAGATGCTAATAATGTAGTAGCCTTGACTAAAATGTATACTAAATTTTATGCCTTAAATCCTTTATCCGGCCTCAGTGAGCCAGTTTCAGTAGGCGATATAATACGAGTATCTATGACAAGAGATTCAGATGGTTTCTTGATTACAGAAAGGGGCTCTATCCTAAATGTGCTGACGAAAGCACCCAATGTCATCAAAAAAGATTTTAAATGTGATAGTGTGCAAGCTTTGTTTGACAACGTTGGTTCTCTAAATCTACCGGTAGAATTAGATCCAATTCTACCAATTAATACACCATCGGATGTAAGTGAATTTTCTGAACGATACGACGCTGATGACACTATAGAAGAAAAGGATAAACACGCTAAATATTTAAAAATCTGCCACCCAGAAGTTATTCCGTATTTCAAAGCTTTTATTTATCGCGCTTGGTCAGAAAAGCAAGCACACATTTCAATTAATAGTACTTATCGTGACCTACCAGAGCAAAAAAGGTTATTTAATAAATGGATTAATGGAACTAAAGAATATCAAGAAACACATGCCAAGCCGGTAAAACCTGGCTCCAGTTATCACAACGTTGGATTAGCTATGGATTTCAATCCTACCATATCTGGAAAGACTATTATGAGAGCAGATGACGTTACAACTTGGGAAGCCTCGGGCATACCAGCTATTGCAAGGTCAGTCGGATTGCGCTGGGGAGGAGCATTTGGAAACAATTACGATCCCATACACGTTGATCTAGGCAGCAGGGTCAATAATCAAAGTAAATTAAAAATGCTTGCAGATGCCTCTGAACAAAATGTGGCAGCTAACAGGGTAGAAATTACTTAAAAAAAGGCTATTTTATAATGAAAAAAACTCTATCAAAACCCGAAAATACCGAAACCGTCCAAGAGAAGCTAGATCGCGGAGGCAATGTAAACATAGCCACAGGTGGCTTAGCTCACTCTGATCCTTTGAGTCCTAGATATGCGTTCAATAGAGCCAGTAACGAGTACATTATTAGAAACAACGATGCGTTTGTTGTGTTTGGCCAAGACAGACCATCGGATGAATCAACAGGTGCTGGCGCACTAGGGTTTCCGTCTGAAACTATAGATTTAGTTACTGGTCGAAAATCAAGCACCAATGATGGCAACGGTCCCAAATCAAATGAGATAGTTAATAATGATTTTGTCACAGACGCTGCAAGAATATATATTAGCAAGAAGACAAAAATAGATACTCACTTTGGAATAGATCGTGAAGACTCTAATAAAGAACAGTGGCGCTCTGCTGTGGCACTGAAGGCAGATCACTTAAGACTATTTGGGAGAGAACATATTAAAATAGTAACAGGTCACACAAAAGGAATTGCAGAGAAAAATTCAACAGGTGGTGACTATGAGCGAGCCGGCAGAATAGATCTAATAGCCGGCAACCATGTTGGTTCTCAGATAGTTCAGTTACCAGAGATGGTGAAAAAACTAGGTAAAGCATTCTTTCCTCATTTTGAGCCAGAAGTGAAATATCTACAGCCTCTAATAAAGGGCGATAATTTAGAAATAGCACTTAAAGAAATGAACGACCATATACAGAGCCTCACAGGTATAGTGCTGACACAGGCAACAATGTTAACGGCTGTAATGGGAGCAATGGCTGTCAATCCATTACCTCACTATCCTGCTGCTTGTTCGGCATATATTACAGGGAATACGTTGGCAGCCACAACGCCACTATGGTCATTGAAGACACAAATTGCTGCTTGGGAAACTAATTACTTGAACGAAAATGCAACTCGTTATATATGCAGCAGAAACGTTAGAACAACCTAGGCCACAAGATTTTTAAAAATGACTAAAGACTTTATTAAACAAATGCAAGATCCAGAAGGCACAGGCTTGTCAGACAATTGTAGTGACAAAGAGATATCTCAGGATACAAATAAATATTGTTCACCATGTCGACCAAATCCAAAAGAAATAATACCTAATTGGACAAAACTGTCTAAATTTAAGCCATTTCTGAACAAAAGAATATGCAAATATCAAATCACAATAGAAACAGAATATGATAGTATTATTTCTAGGATCCCAGATGCCGATAGCAAAAGTGCCTCTCACTTAGAACAAGCAAGCGAAGAGATCCTTTCCGATACTTTTGGAGAATACAGAAGTGAGGCTATAGAACACTTGCTGAACTTCTTCAACAAAGATGATTCACAAGAGAGCAGCTTATTAGTTGAATCATCTTTGGAGAATACTGATTTTTATCTAGATATACGCCCAAAGAGCCGTATCAAATTGTTATTCTCTGTGCCATTTGATGTAATTAATTCACTGGAAGATTCTTTAGGTGAAAATACTTGTGAAGAACAAAGTACCAACCTACAAGTTAGATATACGCCTGATGAACTCACAGACTGGCACAAGCGAGTAGGGACAATGCTGGGAGTATATTCCCGAAATTTAAAAGTGTTTCGAGCTATAGAGAATTCTAATATAGTTTTTGAAGATGGGCATTTATTCAACTTAGAGGATTATGCTCTGAATGCTGGTCAATCGAAGACACTTTTTGGAAACCTAATACCAGAACTAATGTCATTCCTGAATAGCAAAGGACAAAGCACAGATTCCATTGAATATCTAACCTTCCACCTTAGTCAGAATTACAATATAGAGAAACTATCTATCGAAACGACAGACGGCAAAAAGACTAATTTTATTAAAAAACTAAAATTTCTAAAGACACCCAATAGTTCTTGGACAGATCCCACCGCCTTGGCTTATTTGTATAACCTTAGAAATATGAATGACGACTTAACGGCACGTGTGCCACCCAAGTGGACATCGTTTATAAAAAAATATACATACCCAGAGACTACCGAAAGGAGCTTCACAGAGGCTCCAAGTGACTCGTCTGGTTGTCTACAGGAGGCCATGAAGAAAGCCGGAACCCAGCTAGGACAAGATCTGTTGGATCCAATTTTTGGCTTAGGAGATGCGGTAGCATATAATTTTAGAGAACTGCGATGTAATGTTGACGCAGACACTCTAGCTAAACAGAAAGCACAATTAAAGAAACTTGGAATAGAAGACAAAGATATAAACACTGAAATGCTTTATTCTCTCGCCAAAGAGCAGTTATACGACTCTTTTGATGGAGACACGATAGTGAGTTGTGAGACTATATTCGGAGGTGGCACTACTGAAACAGCCTCTGATTTATTTAAAGAGATACGAGCCAATTTTGATAGATTAAAAATGTGCGGCCTATTAGATTTACTGACAGATGCCTATCGATGTCTGATGTCAGGACTCTCACTCGAACAATCGCTATCATCGATAACACTAAGTGCCATAAACTCTATGTCAATTGGTAATTTAGGTAAACTATTCATAGGCTTACCGCTAGAAAAACAAGAAGAAATAGACTCATTGGTAAGAGATAATTTATCATCTGGCACCTTCTTTGGGGACGATAGCGCAAATAAAGAAGCTTTTGATGATATTGTGGGCAACTTTGATTACAATCGCCCTTGGGAAGAAGACGATTCGGACAAACTAGATTCCATGTCTAGGCAGGAGGGTCCACAGAGCCAAGATTCATACGGTATTTCGTTTACAGTAGAACAAAAGAGAGTTAGGACGCTGGGCGGCTCCACCACTATCGACAGAAAAGTAATATCCGTTGTCTTACAGGCCTACAGAGAAGCTATTGTTAAATCTTATGCTGACGATCTACTGTCTTTGGTTGACTATCTCGGAAAGTTCCCAGGCTCCAGTTTGATATCATCAGCAATGCAAATTGGGCACTGTCCGTCGGTGCCACTCTTTAATCCATCATTCCCTGATTATATTAATAGTTTTGAGTTACCTATTTGTAGAGACATGAAGGAAATTTCTTTTCCACGATTAGTGACACCTCCTTATGATAAATTCGTTGATCTCTGGCAGTTGATTCTAAATGCTGCCAAGATAGCAATAGCTCAAATGATTCATAAATTATTGTTTATATTAATGAAAAGAGTTTGCGAATTGGCCAATGCTGGAGCTTGTGGTGCGCTTGATTTAGCGGGAGATCTGGCCAGAAATATATCTGATGAAAACAATACACTCAGAGAAGTTATCAGAGAATCAATATGTGACTCAACCACTGAAGAAGAAGTATTAGACGAAACTATAAAAGAAATATTTGGTTCTTTAGGCGGCGGCGACTGGGGTAATAGCCAAAGAGTTTCAGACTTCACGGCAGATATGTCACGCTCGACTACGCCAAAAGAAATCTCAGATGCCCTATTGGGAAACCCTTCTCCGGAGTTTTTAAATATAGTGGCAACCATAGCCGCCTATGAGTACCCCGAACTTGCCCCTTCTTTCAAGAACCACTTACAGACAAAGAGGTTATTTAAAAACATAGGTAATCTATTACCACTAGACTTTAAAAGCCAGATGCGCCAAAAGATAGATAATGAAATATCATCAAACAGGATACCTGCTAACCCAAGTCTGTGTGCGTCTGATGAACAAATAACTTTATTTAAAGATTATCGCTGTGAGTTGTTGGCTGGAAGAGTAACTCCGAATCAATGTGAGCATCTTCAGCCATCAAATTTAGACGATATATCCACACTAGGTGACATTTTACAAGGCGGCGTTTCTGCCTTTATTGATGATAATATGCCACCTATGGTTTCTGATTCTGGCTGCGACGACGGCGTTTTTCCTCGTGAGCCAAAAGTTGTAGCTCAGGCTGTCTCTCTGTCGCTGACTAGCCAAATGGAAACCCTACAATCAGAATATATTACCGATATGCTTGGAAACGGCCCCACTAAGAAGAACTGGGGCTTATTTAATATGATTCTCTCTGATACACTTGGTGCCCCTTTGAGCACACACCATAGAAAAACAGATAACAGGAGAAATAGGGTTGACTTTTATTCCGAAACAGAACCAGAAGAGGGCGACGAAAAGCCATTTTCACCATTTTTGTTAGCTTCGGCGTTGGCCGCCTATGCATCATCTCACCCCAAAATAGAAACTCAACGAGGAGCATATCCTCTCTATGTGGGAGAGTGGCTTAAAAGTCAAATGGAAAATGAATCACATACGTTTAACTTGGATAACCAAATATCAAGAGTTGACGATACAATACAAAAAACGACCCCTGGCATAGTTTACACTTTTAAAGACAATGCGAGAGGTATAGAAGATTATAAAGATTCATATGGATATGGTTTTGAGATAAAACTCCACTTCTCGGAGCTAACGGATAATTTGATGGGTAAAGCAGTAAACAAAACAGCTGGCTACACCCCCACCAGTGAGCATTCTCCTGTGCCTAGTGATTTCAGTAGAATAGAGATAAATGAAATGTTCAATGCCTCTTTTAACCCAGATGCTTCTCTTTTATCGTTATTTCCTCTAGCAAATCTTGTAGCCAAAAACCTTAGAGCTGATATGATTTTTAAAGAATCAAAATTTAATTTTATTGTATCAGAGGACACATTTGAAGACATCGACTTGAGGCCATTTGCCAATTTCGTATCTACATTTTCAAGTTATCGGCCTGAGAGCCCACAGGCTACATTATTAAAAGATATTTTAGCATCCTCTGGTACAGAAGCCTCAATGTCCTCAACAATAAGAACACTTAATTTAATACTAGGGGACATTAGTTCCGCAATATGGTCGAAAGTGACTGATAATGAGTCATCGTTTCTGTACGGAGCCAAATATGACTCCTTGACGACAAAAGATGCAGAATATGTGGTGTCCGATGGCCAAACAAATTCAGCTGGCGGAACCATATACTCCGAGGCAGAGATAATATCAGAGGATGGAAGTCTGCGTAAAATAAACAATAAAGACGAGATTCTCGGCATGAGCAGAATGCAATATGAGATAAATAGTGGTATATATCATGACCCCAGTGCAACCAACAGAGTATATTTTTTAGAGCCTTCGAAATACGGAGGATCATATATAAACCCACCAGTATCCTTAGTACCTATTGAAAACGACGGCTGGCTAGGGTTCATGGAAGTATTGTTCCCAGAACACAATGAGGTAGTATCTGAGTCAAGTAATATAATTGGATTTGAGGACATAGGTTCCTTGATGGATAGTCTATATCCTAAACTTTCTGATGATTTGCGTATGTCTAAGCTACAAAGTGATTTTGAGGAGTTGCCATACGATAGGTTAATGGTACGTTCATCGAAAGCCTTCATGCATGGATTAGTGACGGCGGCCATCAGAATATTTTGTAGCACCAGTATTATCAAGAGTTTGAACGTTAACTCTGTTTTTCCAATTGATTCTTCAAATCTGTACGGTTCAACTTATGCCTCATATTTGGCCGAAACAATGAAAGATAGCTTTTTGGATCCGCAAGGTGCAGAATGGGACTGGATATCTGCTGGGATAGATACAGACTTCTGGTATGCGTTCTTGGAACAATCTGTGCAAATATATTCTCGTCGCATTGAGATGGGCGAAATAAATCCACCCAATAGAATTAAAGCTGCATTAACCCGCTTAAATGATCTACAGGAAGCATATGAATACCCGAGTAGACAAGATTTAAAAACTGCAAAATATTTAAAACAGTCATCTCCCTTTGAGACTTTAAGGGGCTATCGTCTCGAACAAAACTTTGATGCAATAAAAGTATCTGAAGAAGATGCCAAAATGATTTTGATAGAGCTTATCAAAGAGCAGCTAGATTACTTGGGCGCCAAAATAATAAAGCGAACACCTGCGTCAAAACAGAGTATGCAAATCTTTGATGCAGACTTATTTTTACTCAACGAGATAGCTGTCGGTGCAGATATAAATGTAAAATCAAAATTGTCCGAGATTAAAGGCAGCACCATTGGTGAAATCGCAGACTATGGAGTAACTGACTATGAATCTAAGTCACTAGTGATAGAAAAGTTTATTAGTATACAAGGAGTAAAATTCAGTAACGCTGAGGCATTAGAAATACTAAGCGAACATACATCTCCGTCAGATATGATTAGTGATGTTTATTTGGGTAATCTAAAGTTAATCAAAGATAAGTGTGACCACATTGTTGGCATAGACGGCAAAATGAGCATACAATATGGATTAGTCCTGTCAGTGATAGTTGACGGTAATAAGAGAGAAATAACTTCTATAGAGATGAACCCAGTAGACACTGAAGTACGACTGTTGCCTCCAATAGAATCAAATAGTGATTTATTATTGTGTTTAATAAAAAAACTCAAAGAAGATAACGTCTTTCGTCTGATATCAGAGTATATTTTCCCAACTAGAAAATTAGTCTCTATGGCAGCAATTTATGCCGATATGGGTTTACTTCCATCGATAGGAGAAAAGACGGTCGAAGATGGTGAGACTTGGAAAAAGACAACACTGACATCTTTGTTTGCAGGAGTCGATACCTTTGATGATTTGAAGAAGCCTGGCGTATACGCTTCTCCTGAATATGATGGCGAAGGAAACATCACCAATATAACGTTAGAAGGAAATGAAGGATGGTCATCTTCAAATGATCGCTCAACATGGTCACCATTCTATCTAGAATGGGACGAGTGGGACAAGGTACTTGTCAGAAATTCAAAAAGCAGAATTAAAAAATTGTTTAAAATGCATTATAAATCTAGAGACTTTGATATTAAAGATATAAATGACGGCGACTCTTCCCCTACTCGTGTTAAAGCCAAAGAGCTAAAAGAAAAGATGCAAGCTGCCCCTAGTGACAAGATATTGCCGTGGTACCGACGTCGCAATCTCCGCCCCAAGCCAACTATTTCTGATGATTAAGCTATTCAAAATGACAGTTGATGATATTTAGTAATAAGGAGAATATCTGATGGCCACCATTTCTTTTAAAGCACCAGCATCACTAGATAAATTAGATGGACTGACAATGCTATCAAGCATTGCCCCAACACTGAAACAAAATTTAAAAATGTTGCTGCTGACAATGCCTGGCGAAAGAGTAATGACACCGGATTTTGGCTGTGGATTAAAGAGATTTCTATTTGAAATGCGAGCTTCGCCACATCTTGTGTCAGATATTGAACAAACAATACGAGAACAGGTCGCAGCCTATATGCCGGTTATAAAGATAGATAGAATTATTTTTGATGACTTCAGCGGCGATGAGAATGCCTTGTCCGTTTCTATTTGGTACTCGGTTCCGTCATTAGCTATCTCGGATTCCATAATAACTACTATTTAGTTGGAGAGTAATAAATGCCTGACGACCAAAAAAAGATTGTACCGATAGATTATACGGCTACCGAATATGAAGGTATTCGCAAAGAACTAAATCAATTGGCTGAGAGATTTTATCCGGATACCTTTAAAGACTTTTCGGAAGCGTCTTTTGGTGCCATTTTGTTAGATGCTGTTGCATATGTTGGAGACCAGTTGTCTTTTTACTTAGATTACAATGTTAACGAAGCATTTTTGGATACAGCCTATCAATATAATAACATTTTGCGACATGGCCGTGCTATGGGCTACAAACACAAAGGTCGTTCCTCTACTTTTGGTAAAGTATCGTTGTTTGTACTTGTTCCAGCTACTTCTGTTGGCCTTGGTCCTGACCAGCGTTATATACCGATTATCAAAAGAGGAACCAGATTTTCATCTGACTCGTCATTGAGTTTTATGTTGACAGAGAATGTTGATTTTGCTAATCCGTCAAATACAACAGTAGTTGCAAGGACAGACAACGCCACCGGAGCCCCGACTTATTATGCTATTAAGGCATACGGTAATGTTGTTTCCGGACATATAGGGCAACAAAAAATAAGTGTAACTGACTATGAAAGATTTAAGCGTATTCGACTGACTGCAGCCAATGTTAGTGAAATTATAAGTGTAACTGACTCTGAGGGTCGTGAATATTATGAAGTTGAAAACTTATCCCAAGATGTCATTTTTAAGGAAGTCCCGAATGATAATTTTAAAAATGATAATGTAGCTTCCATAGTGAAGCCATTTCTTGTCTCAAGAAAGTTTATTGTTGAACATGATAGGTTCAATACGTATTTGCAATTTGGCTCTGGAAGATCTGGCGAAACAGACATAGTCGCAGAACCACAGTCAATAGCAATGGATGTCTTCGGAAAAGATTATATTTCAGATACCTCATTCGACCCGACGAGACTATCAAAGAATGAAAACTTTGGGATTGTGCCAACAAACACAACTTTAACAATTTCATTTCGAGTGACTAACCCAATGAGTTCAAACTCGGCTAGCAACTCAATCACCAATGTCTCGAAGGCTACATTTGAGTTTGCAGACAAAGAAAAGTTGTCCATTGAAACACTGAGAGACGTCAAAAACTCTCTAGAGGTCACAAACGAAGCCCCGATAATGGGTGACACTTCTGCTTTGTCGTCGGGTGAAGTAAAGCGACGAATACTAGACACTTTTCCGACGCAAAATCGTGCTGTCACTAAAGCCGACTACGAGAACATAGCATACAGGATGCCTAGCAAATATGGCTCGCTAAAGAGAGTATCTGCCCAAAAGGATCCCAACTCTCTGAAAAGAAACCTCAACCTATATGTCATATCAGAGGACAATTATGGCAAGCTGATTGCAACTAATTCTACTATCAAAAATAATTTAAAGACTTGGCTTGAACATTATAGGATGATTAGTGATACAATCGATATCCTAGACACACATATTTTAAACTATGGGATTGAATTTATAGTCAGACCGCTTTCACAAGTAGATAAATACGATCTGTTCAACAAATGTGTTGAAAAACTGAAAGAATATAATGCATCTGCTCTGTATATCGGGGAATCGATTAAAATAAGTGACATCTATGGTGCACTCAGAGAAGTGCCTGGAGTAATGGACGTGGTATCAATTAAAATAATCAACAAACATTCTGGCAAATATTCTAATGTCAGAATAGACATTAACTCAAATATGTCTCCTGATGGCGGATATGTAAAAATACCGAAGAATGTCATTGCGGAAATAAAGTTCCCAGACGATGATATTAAAGGAAAAATTAGATAATGGCGATTAAGCGATATACTGCTAGTGCAGACAACACAATTGTTAATGCTTTTAAATCAAACTTAAGAACTCGTGCTACTGGATCGAATGCTGGAGCAGCTGATGTTGTCGAAGTGTTTTCTATTTATGCCCGTCAAGCAACGGGCTCAACTGAACTATCACGTGTCTTGATGAAATTCCCTGTTGATTCTATCACTTCAGATCGCAATGCTAGCACATTACCTGCAAGTGGCAGCGTTAGTTTTTATCTGAGGCTTTTTAACGCCCCACATGCTAAGACAACTCCTCAAGACTTTGAGTTGATGGTGTTACCCGTTTCTAGTTCTTGGCAGGAAGGGCATGGCCTAGATCTAGAGTCTTATAAAGATGAAACTAAAGGCAACATTGGCTCAAATTGGATGAGTGCTTCCAATTCTGCTGCTTGGAATACTGTCGGCGGAGATTTTCTAACGGGTTCAGATATTCCAATTTTTAGCCAATCGTTTTCAACTGGCCTCGAAGACATCGAAATAGATATAACATCGCTGGTAGAAAACTGGGTAGACGGCACAATAGATAATTATGGTGTAGGTATTCACCTATCTTCAAGTTATGAGGGTTATTATTCGAGCTCACTTGGAGTAGGTGTTCCGACTGGGAGTATATTGGACAACAGATCAGGTGCCACAGAATCATATTACACTAAGAGATTTTTCGCAAGAGGGACTCAATACTTTTTCCTTAAGCCAACAATTGAAGCTAGATGGGACTCACGACGTAATGATGATCGCGGTGATGCACAATACAGTAGCTCTTTGGCGAACACAGAAGACAACCTCAATACTCTCTATTTATATAATTATGTGAGAGGGGCTCTTGCTGACATCCCATCAGCGTCTACTGGTTCAATTTATGTTAGCCTATACTCTGGGTCGGCAAACAATTCTGCGCCGTCAGGCAGTGCCCTGCGCTTACCTACAACACTCCCACACTCTAATGTGGGCACCAATAATCAATATGTAGTAACAGGCGGCTGGGTTGAGACAGGAATGTATACCGCATCGTTTGCCATCACGGCTGCAATGACCCCAATAAACACAGTCTTTGATGTTTGGCATGACGGAACCGGCGATGCTGGCTCAACTGGAGCACTAGTTTCCGATAACAGCGTCCAATTCTCTACATCATCTTTTAAGCCAGCATCCTTGGTGTCAGCACAGACCACTAAGCGACCAACTTATTATTTAAATATCACCAACTTGCAAGATAAATATCGTAGCGATGAGACTGCTAGACTTGATCTCTTTGTGAGGAATAAAAATTGGAGTCCGACAATATACACAGTTGCTACAAACAAAGTAGAGTCCACTACAATCCACAGCGCATCTTACAGAGTATTCCGCTTACTTGATGCATATGAAGCAATTCCATATGGCACTGGCTCAGAAATGAGTACTGCCCTGTCTTACGATGTATCAGGCAGTTATTTTGATTTTGATATGAGCTTATTGGAAGCTGGTTATGCTTATGCATTTAAGTTTTCATTTTATGACTCAAGTCGTAAATCTTGGATAGAGCAACAAGAAATGTTTAAATTTAGAGTAGAAGAATATGAGTATTAAAAAGCTTTTCAATCCATCTGAAAAATCAAAAAATTACTTATCTGACACAACGAACAAAGAAGCCTTTTCTGATGTTGAGTCAAAACATAATGTGAATGAAATAGTTTCTTCTCGGAAGGGGCATACGCCACAAGTAGATTACTCCAATCCCGCAAACTTTGCAAGATACGGCTCGGCCTACCTTTATTATCAAACAGCTATTGAAAAGATTCATAATACGTATCCATATGATGGCTCTCATTTAGAGAAGAATAAATTTCTTAATGAAGCTTTGGACATCGATAAATACATTCTTGATAACCTCTATCCACGAACAAATGGATATGCCCGTTTAAGCAATAGCGGATGGGGAACTAGACAAGGTGCCCAGCGCGATGGGTATGGGCTATCAGACTCTATTGAGTACATATCTTTTTTTGGCGGACCTGGCACTGGATCATATACAGGCTCTTTGCAAAATATGTTTCCGGATTCGTCCACGACAGCTAGGGCATCGACAAATATTTATGATTCCGACATTTACACAACAGAGGGTCTTGTTTCTGACTATGGAGTGGCAACAAGAGAATCAAATCTCAAGAGTGATTTCGATATAGGCGTTACAGTAGAATTTTGGTTAAAGAAACCAGCTTTCTCAACGAGCGATACGGAAAAAGAAATAATATTAGACATCTGGAACAACGAACTGTCCAGTAGTTCTGACTATGGTCGCATTTCTATTGCATTAACTGGCGGTGCAGGTAGTCCGTTCGTATTAACTGCTCAATCAGGCTCCACGGGTATATTCGAACAAAGTATAGGCTCAGGCGTTAGTACATCTTCTCTGACATCTTGGCAACATTATGCTCTGTCTTTTGAAAACTCTGGAAGCTCTTTTCACACCAAGCTTTATATAAATGGCAAATTGAACGACTCAAATAGTGTAGCTAGTACAATCAACAAGCTTCAATCAAAAAACATAATGGGTCGCATAGGTTCACTTATTACTTCCCCGTCAGGATCTTCGGCAGCCGCTGGTTGGGGCAAATTGAGCGGCTCACTAGATGAGTTTAGATTTTGGAAAACCTCTAGAACTCCCGAACAAATAGATAGAAATTGGTTCTCCCCAGTCTATGGCGGCTCAAACGTTGATATCAACAACGCCGACTTAGGTCTTTATTATAAATTTAACGAGGGAATATCAGGGGATTCTACGATAGATTCCAGCGTCTTGGATTATTCTGGCAGAGTATCCAATGGCTCTTGGTTTGGTTACGCTGTTGGAAACAGAAGTACTGACTCTGCTATATTGGAATCGTCTGCCTCATCTTCTGAATTCAAAGATCCTATCATTTATGCAACTCATCCCGATGTTGTATCACTGAAGTCATCTTTGTTAGAACGAGGCTCCTTTCATGACAACAACAACAACGGAACTTTCTCAACACTGTTACCGTCTTGGGTAACAGAAGAAGAATCAGAATCAAAAACAACAGATACTAAAAAAATATCACATATTGTTGGAGCCTATTTCGATAAACTGTATCTTCAAATAGAGTCTCTTAATTCGATAAAGAGTCCAACTTATACTAGTGCATCTCATGCTCCATATTCATTTGCTTCTCATTTACCGCAGTCAATGGGTCTATATGTACCAGAAATCTTCATAGATGCTGACGTGATGGAGAAAATGCTAAATCGCAATAATGATAAATTGTTTGAGGGCGACTTAGAAGAGACTAAAAACTTAATTTATCAAAATTTATACAACAACTTGACTCACATTTACAAAAGTAAGGGAACTGAACGCTCAATAAGAAACGTTTTACGCTGTTTCAACGTAGATGAACGATTGGTTCGATTGGGAGTATACTCTGATGGCCAAACGTATGAACTCAAGAATAATCTAAAACAGACACTCAGAAACGACAACCTATTGAACTTCAATCGATCTGGTAATGTAGGTGCAGTAGTTTATCAAGCTGTGAGCGCATCATCTCAAGACACTGGCGATTTTATTTCTGGCAGTTTGATAGCTGGCCAAGAAGACAAGTATGGCTTTACAATGGAGGCAAATGTTGTCTTCCCGTCGTTTCTATCCGACTCAGATCAAGTTGACAGAAACACAACGACCATCTCGCTGTTCGGCTTAAATTCACCAGATATCATTAACCGTTCAGATACCACTTGGCAATCTGTTGATTCCTCTAACTTTGAAGTATATGCAATCAGAGATGATCGAAATTCAAAGAACGTATATTTTAAACTCACCTCATCTAACGATCCGTTCCCTATGCCAGAATTGACAAGTAGTGTCTTCTTTGGAGTCTATGATGACGAACGTTGGAACATCTCAGTAAGACTGAAACCTGACAAATACCCAACTGCTGATATTGTTTCTGGCTCAGATGATTACAAATACACTCTAGAATTCAGAGGCACCAACACAATACTTGGCGCTCCAAGAAATACTTTTATGCTGACAGCTTCAGTGACACAAGATATAGGCCGAAGCTTCTTAAAGGGAGCAAAGCGAGCTTATATTGGTGCTCGGCGAACAAACGTTACCGGAGCACTGTTGGTGTCATCAGATGTACAATTTTCTAATTTAAAATATTGGACAAAGTATATCGATGACTCTGACTTAAATCAGCATGCAGTAGACATTGATAACAAGGGAATTTCGAAAGCATATCGTTCAATATCTCCGCTTGACCCAGAAGCTCGCCGTTTTGAGATCACTAATCAAAATACCTTAGCACTAGATTGGAATTTTAATAATATAACTGGCTCTGGTCCGTCTGGAGAACTGTATGTGCAAGACATTAGCTCTGGCTCACTTGATATGCGAAACAATTATGGCTGGATAGGTAATGTTGTCGGCTATCAACACACTGGTTATGGCTACGGGTTTGACACAAATTCAACTGATGTGATAGCAAGGATTCCCATAAACTCATATAGATTTATAGATCCAGAGACTCCGATAGCATCAGAGATGGTACAAATTTTATCTGAAGATGATCGACTAAAGAACATTATTGATGATATTCCAAGCTTTTTCTACACCATTGAAAAGAGCATGTATAATGCTGTCTCTGAAGAGATGTTAGACTTTTTTGCTGGAGCCGTTGACTTCAATAATGTCATAGGCGAACCAGTAAACAGATATCGGGGACGTTACAAATCGCTTGAGAAATTAAGGGAGTCTTTCTTCCGAAGAGTCTCTGTAATGTCTGACGTAGAGAAATATATTGAATATTATAAATGGTTCGATGATGCGCTGGCTACAATAATATCACAACTGCTACCAGCTTCTGCGGAATTAGTGGGAAACACTATGAATGTGGTCGAGAGCCATGTCTTAGAAAGAAATAAATATCAAAACAAATTTCCTACGATTGAATTTAAGCCTAAAGAGCCTATTTCACCAATGTTGGGACTTAGAGAAAAATTATACAACTGGCGCTTAAATCATCACCCCATAACAGACAACCAAGGAACAAACTTACCTTGGTGGTTAGAGAGAGCCAACAGAGAAGACAATTCTACCATAGACTCTGGAGTGGCCGACATAAACACCCAAAGAGAAAAAATCCGTAGCATTGTTGAAAACAACAATGATCACTCGGCCAGCTTACTGACAACAAGCGATGGCACCGGTTATTATGGTTCCACATTTGTGTTACGTAATCTATCAAAACCATACAAGGTAGACATTATTCGCTCTAAAGCATATGGCGGCGGAACCAATTTCGATGATAATAAAAATATTCACTTTACATATGCAGCAGTAGCTCCCGCTGGGCCAGTTAATCGCGATGATGGTGTATACGTGCCACAGAATGTTGTGGTTGCTTTTACGACAGATGTAGCAGAAGATAATGCTGATCCACACCGAGTTATACCCCCCAATGAAAAGAAAAAAAGATTCTTTAAAACTCAGCATGGTCGTGACTGGGAAGATGGCTATGGCTATTCAAATGTTAAATCGTCTTTTGTTTTTCCTTTTAATGTTATAAGTTCGTCAGTAATATCGGGATACAATAGCCAAGTAGTTGAACGTGTCACTTCTAGTATCACTATCACTAATGTCCACAATGATGTCTATGGCCCAGATATGGAAAAACCGCTCCAAGGTCCGTTTACTGAAGCAACGGTAGGTGGTCACCAATCTCGTCACATTGATTTAAATACAGGAACAGATGATTATAAAAGCCGACCCGAGGCTTGGAAAATTCTATTGGGACAATGTTCTAGTCAAACTGGTGTTTCTGGCGCACTTGGTATGGTCGGACCAGATTACCCATGGCCAGAAGCCAACGCAGTAGATCAAAATCCATATCCAATGACTGCCTCGCAGAAAGCTGTATATTTTCGAGATCATATGGCAAAACGCCCAGTTAACATTAGAAATATTGAATACACAACAGCATCAGCTTCACCTGGAAACTTTACAAAAAACTATCAAGTAGTGAACACTGTTGGAGGTTATTCTAACCCACGTCAGTTCATTGAAAATCAGCCAACATTACCCTCGCAAATAACTGACAATAGCTTTACTTCACAAGGAAGAACCTTTTTCGACATACATCGACAAGCACCAGCAGACTCAATTTTGGAAGCGATACCATCAGCGGATAAATCAGACAGACATTTTGAACTAGTTCCTTCATATTCAGTTGGATACCGAGAGGGAACAAAAAATAAAACAGTCATTGTAAGCAGATTTGGCGCACCTGGTGGCATAGAAACAATGGGTGGCTATACTGATATTCGTTCTGGAGAGTTTTCTGTCTATAACGCATTAAATTACAGAAACTTGTCAGTTCAAAAGCCATCTCAGGGGCCTTCAGGCTCACATTCTGAGTCTGGCTCGATTGCTGGAACTGCTGGAATAAAAGTTTATGATATTCATGGTAAAGATTATGGACTCCGGTCACACTTATCAAGACACACTGCTCGTTTCGGTCGCGACTCCGTATTTGAAATAGAAGAGGGCAAAAGCTATGATGAGCTGCCGGGATTCCACAAGGTTCACAGAAACAATACTTTAAAGATTGTACCGATAGAAAACGAATCTTCTATTGAGGAGCCACAATTTGTAGGACTAAATTCAGATCGCGGCATTGAGTTCCGTACTCTGAGTGCTAGTGCCCACCTTCAGAATACCAAGTTAGAGCATACTGGTGCCTTCGGCGGCCACCCCTCGGACGAATTACGGATTTTCACATTTGCAGGATGGATAAAGCCGCAGGATGTTAGTGCCGATCAATGGATCATTTATCTTGGCCGCTCAAATAGCGGTGATCGCAGCTTATGGATTGATAGCTCTAATAAGCTTAATTTAAAGGTCAAACACTCTACAACACATGGAGAGTGGATAACAGACGTCGGCATCAATAACAGCCAATGGCAACATTTTGTCATATCATATGATAGTTCGGACAATTCCAATGATCCTGTGTTTTACATCAATGGTGCAGCAGTGAGTATTACTGAGAATTCTACACCAAGTGGCACTGCTACAGCTATATCTGATCATCAAAACATTGGCTCAAAAAAGACATCTACCAGTACATTAGAGGGCTCACTAGATGAGATTGTTATTTATGAAGTGGCTCTGTCTGCATCCCAAGCTGCAACAATTTATAATTCTGATAACATTTACGATTTCACCGCTTCTGTTGCTCCAGCGACTGCAAGCTTGCTCACATGGCTTCGAATGGGAGAACATGCTAACGATCCTGCAGCACCGATTGCTGGTTCAACTCACATTTATGATGTTATGGATAATAACGAGTTTAAGGTTATTGGCGCTAATAACGACGCCGCCTATGACACAGCAGTCAAGGACGTCGGTACCACGACAACAAGATTCTTTTATACGACTTATTTAACTTCATCTCGAAATGACAATTTCTATGTTCAACACCCTATTCCGCGTTCAGATCGACAATATGCTTGGGTAACTAACTCTTTGGCCGACAACACTGACGACATTAGATATTATGGATATGCCCCAACGGTTGGCCCTGCCGCTGGTTACTACTCAGGATCAGCGGACTACTCTCACTTCTTTGATTATGTTGATGGGAGCGAGGTGACAGCATCCTCTAATACATCTTTAATACAGCCAACAACTAGATTAAATATTTTAACACTTGACCCAGTGGGCGATAGCGACTCAACTGGATTCGCTAACTCTATTGGGGTAGGCTCATCAGAAGACAATTCTAGCTATGTAAACACCACACTGACAGAAAAGCTTGGCATATCTGCTAGCATAAATCCCGCAACTTCTGTAGGATATTTAAATCTTTTATTAAACCGTAGAGGCTCCACATATGGTTGGAGCTGGAACAGTGCTAGATCAAGTGATCATCCAATTTTAGAAAAAGAAAAAATAGACAATAAAATAAGCATATATGACGATAACGTTATAAAATCATACACTATGTCTCCAGTGTCAAGGCGCGGCCACCCTTTATTATTAAACTTAGACATTGATAACGAGAACACAACTCTGGTAGCGACTTACAATAATCGCAATATATTCTTCAATACGGCAGATTTAGATGATATTGTTTTAGGTACATCAATAAATCAAGCACCGCCAGTAGTAGATCAAATATTGGCCATAACAAACGCAAGTGAAGAATTTAATTTAAAGTGGGCAGTCTATAAAGAAACACTATTTCCACCACTGAAAAGAGAGTATCAATCAGATTTACTAGAGCGCAAATCTTACGATAACAAGATGTGGCGTTCTGATCCAGATGAAAGGGTTCGAGTAGGTTCGGTTACTGTTAGCTTGAACTCGTTTGGAGTAGCTGTGTCGCAGAGTTGCTGGCCACTAGACGCCCCACAAGGCTTCTTGACTCGTTCAGGCCCACCAACAATAGATGTTTTGGACGGAAGTTCACTCCTTCATTTAACACAATCGGCAGGTGAGTTACAAAATTGTTACTTCCATATTATGACCGGTAGCGCCCGAGATATCCCGTATGCTCAGCGAGCCGTGACAGCTAAGTTGTCAGCTTCTGCTCTTTATGCACGCAAACATTGTTTGTCAAATCCCCAATCAGTGGTTGCTCCAACTGGGCCACGTATAGCTGAGACAGGCTCAAAGACTAATTTTTACACTGATCATATTGAAAAATATGCAGGCGAAGCTATGTGGGAAGCCCCCGAACAAGCTGGGATAATAGAAATAATAGATGGTACAAAAACATTTGTATCATATCCATCTGAGCCTTGGTTCACAGATTATGATGCATTCAAATATGAACTAGATGTAGTGTCGAAAGACTATGCAGTTATACCCGAATTTAGAATAAGTAAACACGTGGAAGACTTTACTGTACTTGGCCTCAACAACGACTCAAAGCAAGATATATTTGAAATTCCTGGAACATCATTAGATAGCTCACAAGATACATTTTATACTGATTACTCAAATTCAGACTTCATGGAAGGCTTTTTGGGAATCAAAGATAAAATTGGTTTAGAACCGTCAGAAATTAAGTTAACTTGTAAAGCAACAATGCGATTTAATCCATATAAAGGATTCTACCCAGTGCAAAGAACATTGGACCTAATATCTCAATTTTCTAAATCATATGGGAGCGGCATCTCTGCCTACCACACAGATTCCAGTACTTACGAGACTAGACTAGATGGCGGGGCAAGCGGAATGATGAGAGCCATGTACTCTCCGGGTATCTTATTTAATTCAATAAAATCTGGCATAGCAGTAGATTATCCTATAACAACAGATGGCGCAAGACTGAAGTATGACTGGTATGGAATAGACTCTGAACAAGGCGATTGGATGATTACCAATAACTACAATGTGGCCAATCCTCGCATAAGTCGTGGATACAGAGGCGGCTCATATTGGACTGAGCGTGTTCCCTTTGAAGCTATCATAGAACCAGGGGAGCACATATCAAATACTACTTTTTATTCTGTGGAGCCAGACAAATCAGCATCAACACTTCGGGCCGTTAGTACTTTAGATTCTGCTGGCTCTGATGGGCTATATTCTCTTATGGCAAATAACTTTTTTGGCGAAGTGGGCAACTTTTTCCTCAAAGATAATTCTTTTACTACCTTAGAGTCAGAAATGGTCACAGATGATCTTAAATTTGAAGAAGGTGATGTTTATTTCGCTAGGTTGACATTGGCGCGTTCCACGCAGGGTCCAAGAACTTATCAATACGAATCCGGTGCATCTGGGGATAATATATATTACTCGCATTGGGGCGGCAAACCAGGCTATGATCCAAACTATTATTATAGCGATGGATATTTTCCACTACCACAAGACCCTAGACAAAATCCAGACTTTAAGGAAACGTTTACAATGTACAGTAGACCAAGTGCCTTTGGCCCACCTTGTTCGGGAAGACCTTCTAGAGTTGGTGCTGTGACATCTTCTGCGGTTATGGCTTCTTCTCCGGTAGATTCAATGTCTGGCTTTAATTGGTCTTTTACTCCTCCGTATACAAATGGCGAAGCTTGGGTTGACTTTATCTTTAGACCTTCTGCTTCTGTAGATTATGACTTAGAGAAAATATTAGCAGAAACTAAAACAGTTCATTGGCGCTGCGATCCTGGGATGAGCTCTTCTTGGAGTTATTATGACGGGTCAAGTTTTCAAGGCACCCCTGGAACTAGATTAATAGCTACGTTTAGTGGTTCGTATAATTTTGGTTCTGGTGACGCCTCTGGTGTAAACGACACAGGGGATCTAATCTATGATGGAGCTAATGTTAATCAGAATGCTATGCAAATAAGCGCAAGCCTAAATTATAAGGGAATAAAGAGAGTCACCAGAGAGAGAACACAGAGAGGCGTACAAACATCTAGAGAAAACGAAACAGTGGGTATGAAATGGATCATACAACCAAAATGGGAAACACCAATGTTAAATTTTGCTGATTCGGGTATTCATCCAATAACCAATGCCAATAACACTCTATCTGTTCCTACGTATGGTTCTGCATCAACCCCAAGAGGTATGTGGCACCAGTTTGGCACAATACCAGAATCGCCTGACGTGGGCGTATTTATGAGCATTGATGATATTCCTACTACTTGGTTACAATTCCACTATGATGTAATCTTTAATGACTCCATCTATAACAACTTTGATGTATCTGGGAGCATTGGCATTCACGAGACATCTAAATCACTATTGGATGTAGTCAACTTTAAAAAACAAAATTCTAAAGCTAGATTGGGAGAAATAGCAGACAAAAAGATAATCCACGAGGCAGTGGTCGCAATACCATATCTTGCGGCTGATTCTGATTCATCTGAAGAAAATTTGAATTATAGTAAGGAATTCTTTACAATTGCTCGTGAAAAGATAGAAGCAGCTATGGACATTAACCAAGGAACTGTTGCTGGCGATTCGGAGTCTGCTGCTGGACAATCTATAAGAAACTTAGTCCAACAACACAAGCGTTATATATTCCCCCCACAGTTTGACTTTGTTAATAACAAAGAAATAGATCCTGTTGCGATGTACGTTTTCGAATTCAAATACGAATTGGACAAAGACGATCTATCATATATATGGCAAAACTTGGCCCCTCGGGACTTTAAAACAATAACACATGAGTCTCAATGTGTGGCGCACAATTTATCAGATAACGAGATTTTCTCAGCCAACGATCTGATGTCAAATGATAATATCCGATGGATGGTGTTCAAAGTAAAACAAAAATCAGTTGCAAAGTATGAAGATATGGTGGTATCAAATACCGACCCATCCCCAGCCGAAACAGTATCAGGCTACAATTTACAATACAATTGGCCATACGACTATCTATCGTTAATAGAACTAGTTAAATTTGAGGCAGAAGTTCTCTACAAAGACACAGAAGAAGAAAACGAAGATGGCTAAATTTACCAATAAGAAAGAACAAGTTATTGATTTAAAACTTACAACCTATGGTCGCAACTTATTAGCCAAAGGTGTCTTTAAACCAGTGTTTTACGCATTCTATGATGATAACGTTCTATACGATGGCCAATACGCAGCACGCCATGAGTCCCAAAATGAGATCCAAGATAGAATCAAAAATGAAACCTCTTATATTGAGAGTATCACCTTGTTCCAAGATATTGAATCAACCGTATCTGACTCAGCGAATGGACTACTAGAGACAGATAAGTATTCTCCGATCTTGCCGCGCAAAGATATTTATAAATTTGACGCTTCAATCGGTGATGCTAAAATGAACGGCCCAGCCCAAGTAATGCCAGCATGGCGAATAATAGCTTTGGCAGGTGCTATGTCATCGTCGTTTCACAAAGATGAAGCAAACGAGACCAACATTCCACAGATTAATGTTACGGCGAAATATAGAAAAGAAATAGTCGATTCTTCAACAATTTTTAGCCCACAAGAAGTTCGAAACTTAATCGATTCAACTAACACGTTCTCAGACAATAAGGAAATTCAGCTTGTGTCTGATGATCCAATATTTTATATAGAAGAAGTAAACACAGAACTATTGACAAATAATTTTAATATTGAAGTATTTGAAGTTTTGACTGGTTCGAGTGATGACAAAGTAGAGACTCAACTGAATCGAAAGTTATTTAAAAAGCAAATTCCACAGATAAAAAATGACATATTATTATTTAATGAGCCAGCTGATGTCCCCAATGTAGATATAACCAAGAACGATATAGAATTCTATTTCGACGTCCTTACAGACACTGCTGTAGATCGTGCTCTAGCCTGCCGAGGAGTAGAGCATTTTAGTAAAGAGTCATATTACATAGAAATAGATTTTGATTGCAACCAGAGCGATTCTGAAGACATTTTTCATGACATCTATGGTTCAACAATGGAGCCAGAAATATGTCAATAATGTTGAAAGGTGATACGGTAGATAATTTTGGAACATATTTGCCAGCCCCTTATATACACATAATAAATGTGAACGATCACAATATAGAAGTGCAAGTGTCTGTGTTTGTGTCTGCTGGTGACGGCGCTGAAATAAAAGACATAGTGACCGAGATGTCCAACAAGATTGGTCTTTGGATATATGCAACTGCCCTGAAAGAGCGTTTCCAAGGTATTGTGTCTGGCGAGCGGCCAATCTTGGAGTCATTGACAGAAGAAGATAGCAACGACACAGATATTATACAAATATTGAGTAACGCCGATGGCAGTAGGGTGTTTGATTCATATGTGGATACCACTGGCCAGTTAAAATTTAAAAACTTAGTTAATACTGAATTATATGATTCAGATGGAAATCGTGTATGGGAGTTTCGTATTTCTAAGACACTTGTGGTGGACAAAAATTCAACCACCAGTGGCTTGACAATATATGACGACACTCCTTCCACAATATTTACAAGAGATATTAAGGACATCTTCGAAGGATTCAATCGCGCCTATAGCACAGAAGGTGATGGACGATTGTCTGGTTTATATATAGCCGCATTTTCCTCTATATATTCGTCACATTCCGAACTTTTGGGCGCTTACGAAAGAAATCAATCCTTTACTAGCAGGGCTTTAAGCGATATAACACATGAAATAGTGTTTGATGGCCTGACGTCCGATGAAAGAAATGATGTAATATCTAAAAGAACATTTGATTTTAATGCTTTGCCCAAATCTAATCGTTTGGAACTTATTGACAGCAATGATGCAATTTATGCAAATAAACCAATTAAATCTTTAATGGGCAAACAATACAAGTCTGATGGCATAACACACAAGGAAATAGCAGCATATTTTGAAAACCTAACGGCAGACTTTAAAACAGATGCTGATAAAGAACCAGATTTGTCCAAATCATTAAATAAAATATCTTTGACGCTGGCCACTCATAAAAAAGACCCAGACATCTTGTTGCGACTGGAGGAAATACACAATGAAATAGGCGATAATTCTTCTGCCACTTCAAATGGGAAATTAAAGTTACGACTTGGGAAGAGGCTAAGTTCTGTTGATGTGGCTATCAAGAGAGGCTCACTTTTAAGACAAGAGAACTTTAGAAACACGAAAGTACGAGATCTAAGAGACAAAAAAATAAATGTTTATAGCCCAGCCCTTGATCTACTTGGCAGTGACAAAATAGAAGGCAAAGATTATATCTATGATGATGAGCTAAACAATTATGAGTATGATAGAGAAAACAACATTTATACGAATTATGGGTATTTCTTCTTTGACTATGAGAAAGCACTCATTGGTGCATCCAAAATAAGTCACATTTTTGACATGAACAAATTGAAGAATTTATTTGGAATAACTATACCGTATAGCTCTTTCTATTTAGACCGGGCTGTCTTAACAAGACAAGAAACATCTGATACTAACGTTAAGATTATTTCTTATTTCTATACTGATGACGACAATTCTGACTATTACCCAAAGACTCAGAGAGTAGATATTCAAAACACAGCCAAAGATACTAATGTAGTATTCCGTCCAGATAAATACCTAGGTGCAAACGCTGGCGATGATTTGTTTGGCTTTACACCCACTAAAAGCAAAATATATCCAATGTTGGTGGTAAGAGATTCATTTTTCTTCACCGATGACTCCATCGTAACAAATTTGCCGAATGAATATAAAATAATGTTAATGGAGTATCAAGATCTATACACTTACACAGCTGCCGATAAATACAATGTTTTGTTCCGTATACGAGATAATACACCATCTGAGATACAAAAAATAATTTCTTCTTACAAGAATTCGCTAGAACAATTGGGCGATTATTTGGAGTTGGCAAAAACAGAGTGCTCAATAAATGATTCTACTGGTGACTTTAATGACTTCTTTGAATCATACGCTGTCGCAGAATTTGGAACAACCCCAGATTTGCAACCATGGAACGTTGCAGCTACTGTATACACATTACATACAGACTTACTATTTGATACTTTTAGGGGAGAGTCGTCGGAAATAATCGATAATATAGCTAACATCATAAAGAACATAAATCCAACGAGCGGAAACATAACAGAAATCGAAACATTTTATAATTCAATGCAAAAATTATGGGATAATGCTTATGATCCTGACACTGGAGAAGTGATGGAGTTTATGGATGATCGTGAACCATTTGCTGAGATAGGGGTGGATATAGAGAGAGACCTAAAACGGTGGTCAAAATATAGGGCAAAATATGGTTCAAGCGGTGACGGCGGCGGCGACGACACTGATATAGCAAGCGGTGGCGACTACGACGACGGCACTGACGACTACGATAACGACGACGCTAATGCCGTGACAGATACCACCGCCTCCATCGGTGGCGACACCATCTGATGATCGTGAA